GCTGAAAAAGCAGCACAAAGTGCTACTGGAGAAGAGATTGATGGTGACACCGCAGCCGGTCTTGCCTCTGCTGCCATGAAAGCTTCTTCACAAAAAAATAGTCTTAGTATTTTTGAGCAAGCTAAACGTGCTCTTCAAGAAGGACTATATGATGATCCAAACACTGCATATGATGAACCAGGCCTAATGCCTGATCATGTCTCTGATGAACAAGATTATGATGATCCAATGACATCTGAAGACTATGAAGATAAATATCCCGGAATAGATCTTGAATATGATCATGGAGTAGGCGAAAAAGAAGCTCATCAAAAAGCAGAAACTTATGGCAGAAAAGGAAATCCTGCAGACTCTGGAGTTGATGGACTAGATCCTAAGAATTATCATGGTGATCCAGTAAAAGTTACCTCTTCAAAGGCCAGACACATGGCCAAAGAAACAGTGGTTAAAACCTGGAATTCAGTTATTGAAATGGTAAATGACAATTGCAATGGTGAGTTGCTTGAGGTTGTAGACAAGAGTGAATTAACTTCAGTTCTTAAAGACATTTATGAGTCACATAGTGGTTTTAGTGGTCTTAGTGAAAAGAAAGTTGCTACAATTATGTACCAAGAGCTCTCATACCTCACAGAAAGCCTAGGGCTGTAGTACCATACGGCGTTAGCGCGATTTCATCATCCTGCGCGGTTTCGTCAGTTTGATCAAAAATAAGTATATACCAGACAACAACTTAGAAGGAGCAGAAATGCTCCTTTTTTGTTATTTTGTCATTCTAGCAAAAAAGTTAAATAACTTTTTTACATTCTCTTTGGCTCATGTTATATTAGACATATGAAAAATATTGTCTGGTCAGCATCACGTATTAAAAAGTTTCACCAATGCAAAAATGAATACAATCTCAACTATAATGTTGGTGTTAAAGCTGATTGGGCCAGTCCTCATACTACCAAAGGCTCTGCGTTTCATTATATTGCTGAACATTATCGTGATAATGAATCTTTATCTTTTGACCAGTGGGTTACCAAGCTTCGTGAATATGAAAATTATGGTAAAAAGCTTGATATTGACTCTATCAATCTGCCTGAGCTTGAGGCTGCTTTTGGCAATTTTAAAGTATTCTGGAAAGAATTTGTTGTGGGTGGAAACTTTGATCAGATTCATACTGAAGAAAAAGTTGAATTCTCCCTGGATGGTGCAAGCTTTCAAGGTGTACTAGACCTGGTTCTTATTCGTGGCGATGAATACATTGTTCTTGATTACAAGACTGCCAAGTCTGGCACTGGTGATCATGACCTGCAGCTTTCAGTTTATGTCATGGCTGTTCATGCCAAATATGCTCCTCAGGTTCCTATCAAAGACTTTTTGCAAAAGATTACTGTGTATATTTACTATCCTTATGCCAAGTACAAATCTTCTCCACTTGAGACTCTTAAGTCTATTAAGCTTAAGTTCTCTGATGTGGATATCAGCAAAGATTCTATTCTTCAAACTATTGATTCTATTGCTGAAGAAACTGAATGGAAGCCTACTGTTAGTTATGCTTGTCAGTTTTGTATCTTTCAAGGCCATGCTGATTATTGCTCTGCATCTCTAGCTCGTGGCTTTCATAAAGTACGTGGCCTGGTATACACCAATAAAAGCGCAGCTACATAGCTATTCCTATTCCCATTTTGTCCATAAAATCTTGCAAATTTTGTTTTGCAAGATCTTTACTAAGAATTCCTTCATGGCTTTCATTCCAGATCTCAGGAGCTCCTAGTGGAGCCAAAATCATGTTTGCAGCGTATACTGATCCGCATACAGCGTCAGATACGTCTTTTGCATTCATTCCAATAATGCTAGTTTCCCAAGCAGAATCGCCATGCGGATCAGGTATTGGACCATTAGTATGATCCACTTTAGGAGATCCTGTTTTGTTTCTTTTTACAATTTCTAAAGATTTTAAATTATTCTTAAAGAATATGTTTCTTCCCATCTTAAATCTCCCGGACTCTACCATAGAGTATAGGTGATAATACGGTTCAGTTGATCTGTCTACTGATAGCTTGGCAATATTAAAGCCACGACTTTCAAGATATTGAACTGATGCCTCTGATTGAAATGTGTCATATGAGACTTGAGCAATATTCATATGACCTTTATTTCTTAAATCTTCAATAAAGAATTTTACAGCATCAAGACTTATTCTTCCTCCATCAGGAGCAATTGCAATACTGAAGTCAGTTATAAACATTATCTCACCGGTATCTGCATTCTTTTCCACATGAGTAGCTGCAATACCAGTTATGTCTCCTGTTGTACTAGAGTCAATGTGTATTGCTCGTGGAAGATGTGGCTTATAATAGAAAGAAACTTTTAGCCCATCATTTTTAAAGAATTGAGAGTGCACTTTATTCCATATGAGATCTTTTGGATCATCTTTGGTTGATGCAGTAATATAGGTATAAAGATTTTTTAATTTGGTTGAAAAACAGCTATCAATGCTTTCATAATTCATAAATAAACGAGCCTGACTACCAGATGGTAGCCCAGCCAGGTCTCTTAGGGATTTTACTGGATTATTCTTAAATGAGTTTTTTAAGTCTCCAGGAACCCAAAGAACCTGACTAACATCAAAATTATTTATTTCTGAGTCTTCTAGTATTTGAGGAGGACGCCCTGCTCCACCTCTATAGATAGGAAATAAATTATTCATGTCATGATTTTCTGGCGACCACTCCCACATGGATCCACGTACTATCATATTGGTGTGATCTTCTTTTGCGTTACCATTTATATACTGATCAACAGCTCCGCTTATATCATCAGGAGACGAGTCTAGGATAACTCTTCCCCAATAATTACCTTTCATGGTACGAACCTGAACGCGGTTTCTAAGTTCCCAAAATGTATCCATGATATAGTCGTCTGTCATTCCGGCCTCTCTAAAGTGAGAGAGCTCTGTAACTGCACCACCCACCAGATTTAGACCTAGAAGTCTGTGTAAGCTAGAAACAATTTTAATTTGAGTTCCATTGGATATGTGAATATGAGAGCTAGGAGAAGCTGTGGTCCAGAATATTTTATCTATCTGATTGTTATGAGCTTGTTCTGCTTCTCTTTTGGCCATGCCGTCTCGTGTATGAACCTTCTCATACATTGGACTATTTTCAAGAGCAAGAAGAAATGGCTCAAGTAACGTTTCTTGGACTTTTTCAATTGAAAATGATAAAAATGCTCGGGCTATTGGAGATGCAGGGTTCAAGCCTAGATATCTTTTAGCGTTTCTCATTAACGCAATATGCGTATCACAATAGAGTGACATAAACATAGCAGCGTACGTTTTTCCCCATCCCATATGCGGGTATAGAATTAGATTGCGATAAGGCGTTGTAGGATTCATAAAATCCAAGAATGTTTGTTTTACTCGTGGATAAGTATGCTCTGCAAGTGGACCTATCCACTCTTCAGTCATAAACTCTTCAGGAGTTGGTGGTTTACGCTTATAAAAGATTTTCCAAGAATTTCCAATATAGTGAAGCTTTTTGGCCTCTGAAAGATTTTCATTATTTACCAGATAGTCTAGCGCCAGTTGAATTTTATTAAAATCAAAGTTTTTAAGCTGCTCTCTGGAAAGAGTAGACATATCTCCGGCCATGAGATCATCAAGAATCACTGAAGTATTTTGAACAATTTTAATGTCTGACATATCTTATGTTATATTCCTATCTAAATAGTAGCTTACTAACTATTAATCAGAAAGCTGTGGAATTCAGCGCCGGCCTCCGCCGACTGTCATAAAAAGTCAGACCTGAAAAATCACTAATCGATGTGGAGGTCGACGTGCAATCATTTTTCTCTAAGCAGTCCAATGTGACTGTGGTAATATCTTTATCTCTTATTTTCCTGGCTATAGTTGCAAGGATATTTCATGTGGCAGACAACTTTTCTCCAATAGGCGCAATTGCTCTTTTTGCTGGAACAATGCTAGCAGGAAATTCACGATGGTTTATACCTTTTGCAGGTCTAGCGCTTAGCGATGTAATTCTTGCGCTAACCAATACATATGGCCTAAGTGTGTATCAATATCTTTCAGGAAGCCCAGCGGTATATTTGGCATTTTTACCAATTATTCTTTATGGCTTCATGAATAAATCTAAGAATCCATTGGTTACTCTTGCAACAATTCCTGCAGCTTCATTAACATTTTTTATCATATCTAATTTTGTGACCTGGATTAATTTAATTCCTGCATGGCCTAGCATGTACGCCATGACATGGGACGGTTTAATGCAATGCTATGTGGCAGCAATTCCTTTCTTTAAGAATACTATAATGAGTGATACTGTTTATTCAGCTGTTCTTTTTGGAGCTTATTACTTATCTTTGGTTGGAGTAAAAAAACTTACAAAAGTACAACTGTAACATATAAATTACAGTTAACTCTTAAATGTAACTTGTATAATACATTAGGACCCGTGAGGGTCCTTTTGTTGTCTAATAACTAACTATATATTAATATGAGTGTCTTGGAAAGAAGCCTAGTAATCTCTTGGCTTTGAGATGCGAAAAAATTTATAAAGGATATTAAATGAAAGTATCTAGCAAAGCAAAGGCTCTGTATTTATATGAACAGCTTTTGACTGAAGAAGATCCTAGCGCAATGGCTATGCCTCCACAAGACGTGGCTGGTGGTGGTCCTGCTGCTCCCGCTCCTGAAGGTGAGTCTGAAATGGCACCACCCGGTGATGATATGGGTGCATCTCCTCAAGTTCCTCCTGGCATGGTTCCTCTCTATGTTCCTATTGAAGCTCTTCAGCAGGCAATGGGCGGAAATATGTACGACGGCGGAGTGGGAAATGATGTAAACTCCAATCTAACTGGAGCTCCTCCTCAGGTGACTGGTGGAGTTGGTCCGGGCGCTGGAAATGGCGTTCAAGGAATTGGGGCTATGCCTCAAAATGCTGAAGAACAACAAGTAATTGAAGCATTTCGAGCGTGGAAGAAAAACAAAATAAACGAAAAAGCCAAGAATCTTTACAAACAGATAAACGAAGCTTATGATGAAGATAGGCCTGCTAAAGACGGTCGTGGAAATAAAGTCTGTGATGAATGCGGAGCTAAAGTCAACGACAATGATAAGCTTTGTTCTATATGCTTTCAAAAATCTGAAGAAAATGAACTGTTTGGTTCTAGCACATGCCCATCTTGTGGAGAACCTTTAGGAATGAAAGATAAGGTTTGTAAACATTGTGGAGAAAAAATGCTATGAATGAATCAAAAAAAGGAAACAGTATGAATACACTAACAGAACAAGAGCTCAATCTACTTGAGACTCTAATGATAAAAGAAGCCCGCGCCACCAAGGCCGGTAAGAAACTTGCTCTCAAGGACCGAGTACAACTTGCCGTTCTTAAGAGAAACCTCAAGCGCCAGTTTGAGAATGAAGATGGATCAATTGGAATGGAAGGACCTACCGGAGCTGGTAAGATGCCTGGTACTCCTCAAGAAGTTCCTAATGAAGAAATGAGCGATGTTGGATTTGCTGCTGATATTGAAGCTGCCATTATGCCAGAGAGCAAGGCTGCTCGTATCAAGGCTATCAAGGAAAAGATTGCTCAACTTAGAAATCTTAAAGAAGAAGATCTTGCTGATCATGAGATGGGCGAAACTCCTGAAGAAGAGACCATGGAAGATGATGAGGACATGGAAGACAAAGAGGGCAAGGGACTTGCAGAGCCTGCCACGGTTGGTGATCTTGTTGACGCTCTTCAGGGCGCAGCTGATCAGCTTGCTGGTGCTGCTGTTGAAGACGAAATGGAAGATGAAGATCTTGATCAAGTTCTTGAATCAGTTCGCCAAAAAGTTCTCTCACGCAGAGAGAAGCTTGCCAATCTTCGCAAGAGCATGAATGAAGATGATTCTACTCCCATGGCTGATTTGCATGTTGACAACCAGGGTCCTTATGTTGGCTGGTTGAATGTTGCTGGTCTTATTGGTGAAGATGATGACACTATTTCCAAGACTGAAGCTACCAAGTCTGATCGCAGCAAGAAAGTTGAAGCCATCAAGGCCAAGATTGCCAAGAGCAAGAGAGAAGCTGAAGTAATGGCTTGGAAAGTTAAGGGTGCTCAGAACGGATCAGGAGCTATTTGGGGAAAAGAAGCTGGTGACGGTCATAAGGTAAAGCACAATCAGGAAGGAATGCCTGGTGCTGATTCACTTGGTGCTAGCTCACTAGCTTCCAAACCCGCTGGTTATCCTGACAACAGCAAGCCTTCAAAGAAAGGTCTTACTGAAAAGCTTGACTTTGAAAATCTTCTTAAGAAAGGAATTTTAGGTTAATTCATAATGTAAATAAAGGAGAAAAGCAATTTTCTCCTTTATTACAACACTGTTTAAACCTAAAAAAGGTAATACATTATGGTACAAGCAAAAAAAGATGGAAAGTCAAGATTTGTAATCACTAATCTTTCTCAGAATGACTCATTTATTATAAAGCCTGGCTATTATATTGTTAGCGTAATTGCTGAACAGATTGCTGCTACAGTTTCAGCCAATGCAGTGTCAATCAGCACAACCCCCGCTATTAATCAGCTTGGTAAGTTTACTGTCTCCGGAACATCAACTCACGTTTCCACTGTATTCTCCCTTGGTGGAGTTGCTGCAGTTACTCAAATCAGTGCCACTGCTACTGTTGCAGAAACTGTTTTGCATATCTGGAATGAGTTTGGACCCGGTGGAGCCAAGGCTGCTGAACTTGCTGCAACTGCTGGTATTGTTCTTACTGATTATAGCACTGCAACTGGTATTATTAACTGGAAGAGCAATCCTGCTAACACAAGTGATCTTCCTGCTGTAGTAACAACCAGCCTCACCGGTCAGACCATTACAAGAACAAACCTCACAACTGGAGTTCTTCCTGTAGATGTAATGGCTCGAACCACAATGGGAGCCTACGCTGCTCACACACTCAAGAACTACACATCAGCTGTAGTAACTGGTGGAAAGTGGGGAGTTGCCGCAGGTGGAACCGCTCGTACCTATTATGTACACAGCGATTTGATTGGTGTTGGAAACACTAATGTCTATGTTCAAATTGAAAAGATGAACTAAGACAGCTTAGTAAATCAAAAAGGAGCCGCGAGGCTCCTTTTTTATTCTTTAAATTTGTATTTTTCCAACATCATTGCTGGAGCACCACCAGGTCTTCCAACTTTATCTCTTACTTTAATTGAAACTGTCATACCATCAGTTTCAAGTGCGATTTCAAATCCATCGCTTGGCGCAACAGGATAAATTACATACTTAATTCTTGGATTTGCAGACAAGAGCATTCTTTTTTCTGTGCTCATAAAAAATACATGCTTATTATGTACGTAAAGATATCCTTCACCAATGGCATGATTTATAAAATCTGTAACAAATGGTGGATTGGTTAAAACTATTTCATTGTCTATTTCTTTTGATAATGTCACCGCGTTATTGGTATCAAATGCTTGAAGAGCTCTATCTATATTAATATCAGGCGAAATAATTGAGAAAAATTTTCTAAAATTATTTTTCCATATATCAGAATTTCCTTTAACTGATCCAAAACCACAATTTAAAAATGCCAAACTAGATCCGTATTTTACAGAGATAGGTAGAATATCTTCTGGACCACCATCGCCATAAATGTTAATGTCAGATAAGGCTCTTCCAATTGCAATAAAGTCTCCAAACTTAGCACCCTCTGGTAGCGGAACAAGATTTTCTGATGACCAGTTAATAGGTCTTCTTACATTTAATCCACCAACTTTTTCAACGTCTTCTTCAGTGTAGTCTAGCTCAGAAACTGTTAAAAGATGTAATAGCTCTTGAGCCCATGGCTCTTGTGAATATTCTGAAAGCTCTTTTAGTTTTAAAACATCTAAAACATTATCTTCAAAAGTATGTCCTTTATTTCCTTCTAGAGATCCTAACGGTTTGGTTGCAATTGTAAACTTATCTATCTTAATATCTTTATCTTTTCTTAACAAAGAAATCTCTGATTCTGGAGGAGTATCATTTGAAATTAATTCAGATGCAAGATCTTTTGTGATAGTGGTTCTTTCTGGCTTTGGCACTTCAACGGTCAAAGACTTTGAAGTTTGTGTTCTTATTGGAAGACCTTTATTATTAACAACATTTTTTAAGTCATCAAAGCTATACACCTCTAAAAACTCTTTAACAGATTCTGATATAGTAGCTTCTGCATTCTTTTGCCAGCCTTTTAAAATATTAGGATCAAAATTCATCTTACTAAATTCTCCTCTATCCACAAGCTTAACAGCATTTCCTTCTTGATCAGAGATCATGAAACCCTCTTGATTGGTTGTCATAATATTTCCGTCTAAAGTTTTTAAATACGTTTTAAATTGACCTAAATAGTTTAACTTTTCTATAAACTTAGATTTAAGATTGGTAAGAATATTTATTAGCTCTACAATCATAACTATTCTTGTATCTTGAGCTAAAGACAGATAGGAATCAAATTTTTGTTGAGTGTCTATTTTTCCTTTTTCTGTTTTTTTAGAATCTATTTCTTTTTGTACTCTATTATTTAGCCAAGAATTAAATCCATTATAGAATTCTTTTGGATCAACAACTTGAGTTCCTTGACGTACAAGAGTATTCTGATAAGTGCTAAATAACATAGTAAAGTTTTCATTTTGTATAATATCTTCAATATCTAATGAACTAATAATCTCTTCACAAACTGATAATTGCTCATTGATGTAGTTGGATTCTTCCAAAGAGAATTTAACTTTTCCAGAAAGAGATGGTATGTAAGGATCTGTCATAAACACACCAGGCGTGGGATTTAATTCAGATACTTTAGCGTTATAGTTTGCTTTAGCATTATCAATAGTTCCAGTATATCGCGTATGAAATGCAATGCCAATATCAGAATTAGCTATATCACCTGCTAGTGCAGAGTCTAGTGGAACAGCGTATATAATGGTGTTGGGCTGAAAAGTCAAGCACTCTTCTCCGCCAATCATCTCAGTGCTTAATGATTCACTATCATAAAGAAAATCACCCTGCCAAACTTCACCCTCAGGTATACCCATATTAGGAATTGATAGCAAAAGTTTTTGCATTTTTCTAACAAGATCTGGAGCGTGGCCATAAAGAACTTGACAATCTTCAGGAGTTCTAGCATACTTGGGATTTTTAGCAAATAGGCCTTTGGTAGCAACTCCAGGCCCCTCAAGACCTGGAAAACTCATAAAACACATGGCAGCTGGAGCACCGTCAATTTTTACAGATTTTGTAATACTAGATTGATTCTCTGATTGCAAATCAGAGAATATATTTTTTAGAGTTTCCAATAACCAATTTACACCAAACTTTCCACCCAAATGAACCAAATCTTCAGCATGAGTACTATGAAGGTTTGTACCTTTTCCAAATGCTTCTTGAATAAATTGCTTAGCATAAATCGTCATTTAAATACCTCAACATAGTTAAGTAATTAGTTCAAGACTCATGTATCCTATTACGAACTTCTAGCATAAAAATCTCAAAAAGCATTTCTTCTTGTTCAGAAAAGAATGTCTTTATAAATCTAGGTATAGAGAAACGACTCTTAGGACGTCTCATCCAGAGTAGCAAACCAATCTTAAACAAAATTTGAAGACGATAAGGCAGCTCAGTCTTCATCTCATTAAACACTGACATTATAGTTTGAATAATTTCATTAAGATCATTTGTGGAATTCTTTTCATAGTCTGAAGAGCTAATTGAGGTAAACTTTAGCTTTTCTTGTATATCAATAAGCTCCATTTCATTATCATATGAAATCATGGTATTTAAGCTTACAATTCTATCAAGCTTTCTTTGCTTGCTGCCGTAAAGTTGTTCAAGTATAGGATACTTAATCCAGCCAGCAAAAGACATCTCTACTTTAAACTCTGGATCTTTATCATATCTATCAAAGACTTTAAGTGTAGAATCATAAGCAATCTCCATGACTCTGGATGGTGCAAGATATACTTTGCCCTTATTTATTTTAAGGGCAAGAGATCTGGCATAAGCTGTCATGGTTGTAAAAAAAGGATCTAATTTCTCTTGAGTACGACCACTCTCAATCCACTCATTTTGAAGACGTATTAGCTCTTTTTCTGTGGGCGGTTTTTCGGTGGTGTATTCATTAGAAATGTTCATTTATACCAACTTTGCAAATACAATATTGTCTGTTCCATTCTTTACAAGAATGCCTAGCTTCTTTTCTTCCACATAGAATTCAAATTCACCTTGAAGCTTTGAAACAAAGTTCTTGATTGAGTCTGAGTCAATCACAAACTTGGTCCAGGCAGATCCGGGATTTAGTGGACCAACCTTTCTAGAGATATTAGTTACAGACGGTACAGAATATTCAACCTCAAGTTCACCGTCTTTATTTACAAAAGTTAGCGGCTTCCAGGAGTTGCCCACAAAGAATCCAGAAAAGAATGCTACCAGTTCATCAAGAGCCTCTTTTGAAAGAGAGAAAGAATGATGAGTTGGGCAAATAGATTTAAGATCATCTTCTGTAGGAAGAGAAACCTCAGCCTGAGCATTACTAATAAAAAGCTCCATAGAGTTGTCTGAGATCACAAAAGAGTCAGAGGTCTTGGGCTTCTTCTTTAAGAGAACCTGAGTAAGATCATTCTTATTAAACTTAAAGAAGTTTGTAAGAACTGAGAAGATATTCTTATGAAGAATCAATCCATCATCACAAATTCCCACATTAGACTTGGTAACAAGATCTTTTGTGTAAATTTGAGATCTATCTGAGTACATAACCTTATTGTCAAATATAGATCCTGCATTGTTCTTGGAAAGAGCAATGAGAGAATTTGTCATGGCCATACCAGCAATAACATTCTCAGACAATGAGATATTTTCAGAGTAGTCTGAAACCTTAAACACATTTACAATGTCCATGGTGGGATCTTTTTCTTCAATCTTGGAACACAGTAAGTCCACAATAGCCACATCTGTGGTAACTTTCATGGTAGAATCAGTGACCTCAATTACCAGGTCACCATTTGAATTTTGAACTAGATGAAGAAACTTTTCATAGTCAACTTCATAATTTGCATCTTCATCACAGGATAGTGATCCTAAGCTGGCTTTTGCAAACAATCCATTGCTGATATAATATAAGGAAGAATCACCAGATTTCTTGAAGAGAAATACAATCTTCTTTCGGTCCAAATTGACACCGTTGATAACTGACACATAACGGTTGATTGAAATCACACTATCCAAAAAAGTCTGATTTAAAGTAGCTTTCATTTATATAGAGTCTCCTATTGTAGATACATATAACCAAGGGTTTCTAAGTTTCCATAAAGATTTTTCTTATAGAATGATAAGCCTTCATGGAGACGCTGTCTCCTAAGAGAATAGATATTATATTATTACTATTATAGATATTATATAGCTGCCATTTTATGGCAGACTGTAGACTGCTTAATAATGGCAGTCTGGTGTAAAATTCTTTTTTACATAGTGCAAACACGTATTATATTACTTTGGTAGAGGTACATATGCACAACAAGATGCCAGAGAGATGGGCATTAGGTTTTAGACAGGCCAGAACATCCTCAAACAGCTCCAACGCGCGAATGGTATCCAAAAGAATGGGAGCTGTTCTAATTAATGGCAAAAATGTTGTAAGCAAAGGTTACAATACTTTCTCAAAAACTCATCCAGAGTATCAAGACATTGATGAAGAGGGAGAAGACTTCTTGCGTAATAGCCATGCAGAGCTCATGGCATTGGTACGTAGAAAGCATCATGACATTAACAATCTTACAATGTATGTTTATCGTGAACTTGATGACGGCACTCCATCTTTCTCTCGTCCCTGTCACATATGCATGAAACTTATTAAAGAGTTTGGTGTTAAGCGTGTACGATTTATTGATGAAATAGGCAATTTTGTAGAAGAAAAACTATAAAAGTTTTTTACAATTCACCATGGCTGCATTATATTAGACCTACAAGGAGAATACATGGACTATTCTAAGATGACTGATCGCAGCTTAACTACACTTGCAAAGCAAGGAAATGATGAGGCAACTCATCAACTATACTTTCGTTATAAGAATTTTGTTTATAATCACTGGTCAAAGCTTCGGTTGAATCTTGAAAAGATTAACAATAAGACTTACACTAACAATCTGGCAAATCTCAAAACAGATTTTGAGAATGATTCATATGTTGCATTTATGGATGCTCTTAACTATACAAATATGGAAAAAGTTGAGAATGATAAGTGGAAGTTTCTAGGTCCTTATGGTTTCTACTTGTCTAACCTACGCCGCACTTATCGTCGTAAAGCTCTCAAAGGAAATAAAGAAATGAGCCCAATCATGTCTTTTGGCGAAGAAGAATCTAATATGCTAGACTCTGTAAAATATGCTCATATTTCTGCAGAAGATGAATTCATTAGAAATGATGATGAGCATAAAGCTGAACTTTTTATTAAAGATCTACAAAAGCACTTGAATAGTGAAGAATTCAAGATCTCTACGCTTAAGAAGCGCGGTTTATCTATCTCTGAAATCAAAAAAGAAATGGGAATTACCACTAATGTTTATTACAAGATCACCAATAACATTAGAGCAAAAGTTTCATCTTATATGAATTCTTAATGTAAGAACCAGCCAGCAGCAAAGCCTATTATCAAAGCCACTGGAACTCCCCAGAGAAGTAAATTTCTTTGGAGTTCAAGGCTTTGTGATATAGTTTTCAAACTGTTGATTGAGGTTTCCAAATTGCTGTAATTGGTTTTCAAAACTGCTATTTGATCCTTGGAGTCTTGTAATTCCTTCGTTAATTGCACCAAGGTTTCCTTTGAGGTCTTCAACTGATCTACTAATAATTCCAATTGACTTTGCAGAGTCTTGGACAGATCGCTTAATTCCTGATTGGACTGTTGCAATATTGTCAACTGTGCTTGCAATTGCAGATAATTGCCCTGTGAGGCTGATAACGCTGTCTGAAGTTCTATTAAGCGCGTCTTGTAGTCCACTAATATTTTGTCTAACTGTAGCTTGATCGTCTTGTAACTGTTTAATAATTGTGGTAAGCTTACTGTCACTGGTTCCAGTGAGGGTGTTGTAGATGACGTCTCCTGTGTAAACAGTGAAGGAGATAGCAAACAGACCAGCAAGAGCAATAAGAACAGTTTTGATGCTTGGCTTAAATCCAAAAAAAGTAAAGCTTTTTTTCTTATCATTTTCCACACCAGTTTCCTCACATATAGAAGCCAATTACTAATTAGTAAACAATAAGAAAGCTATTTTATTGTTATATTTTGCTTTGGAGATTTACTAATGGCTACTGCATATGCTAAGATTTTAGGATCTGACAATATAAAAATTGAGGCTGGTACAACTTTAACCTCTGTTGCTGCGGGAGATAAAATAATATTTCCTGCAGGCTATTTCATTGATAAGATTGTAATTCATAGAACAGGTGGATTAGCCTCAGATACCATAGTAGTAACCGGTCTTATTACTTCTGCTACATTAAGTAGTGAATATATGGTTTATAGCAGAAGCGATTTAATTGTTCCCACTACAAGTGGGATATATACTGACACTTCTTCTTGTACTATTGGAACACTTTCTGGAAGTGGAACTTACAAGATTATTTTTTATCTTACAAAGCTTTAAGGGATAAGTTTAAAGCACATTTTTATTTTTTAAAATGAAGAATTTTATTATTGGTTTTGCTATTTTATTTGGCGCTATTATTTTTTTATTTGGAGCTACAACCCAGTCTATCACAAAAGAACAGCACGTTGACCTAAGAAAAGCAGACATTTCAGTTATAAGAGGTGTTGTAAATAACTCTTTAAAAGAGACTCAATACCTATATAAGAGTTCTTACACTGCCATGATTTTTGAAAAAGCAAAAGAATACAACGTTCCTGTTCATCTTGCTCTTGCTCTTATTGACACAGAGTCTGGTTTTGATCCACAAGCAACCAACATTAATAAAAATGGAACAATAGATGTAGGGTTAATGCAACTGAATAGCTCAACATTTCATACTCACACAATAAAACAATTATTTAATCCAGAGACAAATGTATCCTTAGGGCTAAGATATTTACGAGATATGTATGATCGCTTGGGATCTTGGGAAGACGCCATTATGGCTTATAATGCTGGGCCCTATCGTGTAGAACAGGGCGCAGCACCAGACAGAACAATTGCTTACATGTATAAAATCATGCAAGAAGAACGAGATTTAAATTCTGCGTTCTTGGGCATATGAAAGAGAGTGACTTAAATAAAGTAATAGGTGATAGTCTTGATTGGTATTATAAGATAAGCGATTTGGATGCGTCTTTAGGAGTAGCCGCTGCAAAAAAACCGTTTGATGGATTTGGAGCTTCCAAAGGATTTCCTGTTTATTGGGAAGGAAAGTATTTACATAAAGTAGAGGCATTTAACTTTGCTGATCTTAAGCAGCATCAGATTGATAATCTTATAGCTTTAAAAAAAGAAATACCTTATGCAAAATGCTTATTCATAATAGGAATTCAATGGGCGCCAAGAGAGCTAAGAGCATATGTATTTGAAAATCTGCAAGAGATTGAAAAAAGAAAAGAAGAAAAGCGATCTATTTACGCAGAAGAGTTTCGTAAACTAGATAACTACGTAGTAAAAAAAGATGGTATATTCCCGTTTGATTTCTAGGAGGAACAAAACATGGTATTTTATGATTTTCATTGCGAGACCTGCAACACGGTAATAGAAAAAGAGTTTGATAATTTTGCTGCTTACGAAATTTTAATTGAGAAAAAAGAAATCGTTTGTGAAGTGTGCAATGATGCACTTAAAAGAAGTTATGGCACGTCTAGTATTCATATTCCTGAATACATGAGAGCAGGTACTGAAGATAACGCCTCTCAAGACTATGCTAAACATATTATGCACAAAGCAAAACGGCCTAGTGGCAAAGAAAAAATTTACTATTAATCACTTATCTAATTTTATTACTAAATAACTATGAGTGATATAAATGATGGACAATTACAGTCAAAAATAGCTCGAAGAGGATTCTGGAAATCGGTTGCAGCACTTGTTGGTGGCTTTATACCCGGTGATAAAAAATCCAATTCGACCATAAGATCTAAGAATACCAATATTGAATTTGTAAAGATGCGAGAACCCAATAAGTTTGAAGATCTTTTAAATCAAAGTAATATCTTACGTGGAAATGGTTCTGAGAGACTTGAAAAGCTTTTTGATGCTTACCTAAGTGATGTTACTGACCTGAGTTATCAGGACAGAATGAAGCTGGTTTCAGAGATTGATTTCATGGCTCAAACAGATCCGTTTATCTCCAGATACCTAAATCTTCAAGCTGATGAAGCCACGCAATTGGACGTTCAAGACAATATTATTTCAGTTGAAGCGCCAGACACTCGTCTTACAAATCGTATTTATTCATTATTTAGACAATGGGGACTTACTCAAAATAGAATAAGATCCACTATTTTCTCTATTGCCAAATATGGCGATGCTTTCTGGGGCCAAAAAGTTTCAGAAAAAGGCGTGGAAAAGATTTTTCCACTATCAGTAAAACAAATCTTATCGCGTCTTGAATTTAATCCAGTTAATGTAATGAGCTCTCTTAATGAGCTAAGGGGATACTCCAATCTCTTAGCCAAAGATGCTCAAATTCAAATGATGATTGCCAATCTTCAAGGAGAAGAGGGAGATGGAAGTAATGTTACTGACATCTTTGACACCAAGCTTTTTGGTTTCACTCTTTATGAAGATCTGGTTGTTCCGCCTTGGGAGATTACTCACTTCAGAATTAATGCTGAAGGATCTGAAATGTTTCCTTATGGCCGCACAGATCTAATAGATTGTTTAATTCCTTTTAAACTATCTCAGTCCACTCAAACCTTACAAGCTCTTGCCAGAACCATGAGCTTTCCAGTGCACGTTTATAGTATAAAGACCACTCCAGGTATGGATGAAGTATCACAGTTTCAGGTGGTTGAAAAAGTACGACAAGAGTATGAGAATGTTGGTGTAACACCTGCTTCAGGTCAATCAGAAGTGTACTCTGTTAATACCAAGATGTGGATTCCTGAAGGTCTCGTTGATTTGGATATTCACAAGCCAGAGGTTGACATTGACTTTGTTGAAGACCTTGAGATGTATTTTGATCGTGTTCTTATTGCAACCGGTATGCCAAAAGGTTATGTTGATCAAGAGTTTGGTGGATTTGGAAACAGCGCCATCTCTCTTATGGAGCAATATAAACCATTTGCCAGAAAGATTTACACACTTCAATCCTCATTTTTGGATGGACTTGAATCTCTGGTTCGTCTTCATTTTGCTCTTACTGGCGAGTTTGACTACAAGACTCCATTCACTCTTTCAATGCGTTTTCCTGCAGAAGAGATGTCTGATGATAGAACAAATATACGTAACAATTCATTGGACTTGGTTTCAGGAATTATTGATGCTCTTAAACTTGCTCTTGGAACCTCTGAGGAAGAAGAGCTGCCTCCTGCAGTTATTAAAGATATTTTAAGTAAATATAGTTTCCTATCTCCAGAAGATATTGCAAAATGGACAAATGATGCCAACATTTATTGGACTTCAGCTATTGGAAAAATGAAATCTGGAGATGGTGAAGAAAGTGGTGGTTCAGATCTTGGTGCAGATTTAGGTGGCGGTGGCGGTGGCGGTGGAACCACACCTCCAGAAGAAGAAACTGAAACACCAGAAGAAGAGACTCCTGCTCCAGACGTTGAAAATGATTTTGATTTTGGTGAAGGATTACAAAGTAAATCACGAGCCAATGTCCTTAGAGAGCTACACGCCAAACGATTTAAAGAATTAAGCAAGCGTTATACTGAAACCAAGAGTCAAATCTATATTAATTCTTTGGTAGAAAATAACATCATGGAGTTCACAAAAAACAAGAAACATGTTAAGCTAATGAATTATGTAGAAAATTCCTCTTCACATTTCCTTGAAGTACTTGCAAGCAGCAAGGGTACTCAGCTTGGCTCTAGAAGAATTAAAGAAACAAAAACCACACTAACAGATCATATTAATCAATCAAGAAAAGAATTTAATGACGGAAAAGAAGACTTGCTATCAGAAGTGATGAAAAGTAAAGAAATTGATTAATCTATTACTAATTAATAGTTAAAGGATATAGAGAATGATCAAGCTAGTAGAAAGTTTTAGTATGACCACCGATCTTCAAAAACAGATTAGAAAAGTTGAAGATCCAGCATTACGTGAATCTCTTTTAAATCATTATAATGGTAATAAGTTGACTGAGGGCGCTTCATTAACCGAGGGTGTAACTCTTTGGGAAATGCCTGTTTCACGTTATGATACAACAAATGCTAATGGAAGAATTTATGAGAAAGCTCTTTGGGAGAGAGTTATTTCCGAACAAAGACATATTTGGGAAGGGGGACTGGGCCTCGCAGACCACCCAAGTAACGATAGTGATGGCAACTTTAAAGAAGCGGCTGTTGTGTGGCTAGACCTCAAACTTGATGAAAATCAAGTGGTTTGGGGTACATGCGCATTCGTAGGAAATTATGGTACTCTTGCCGAGGACATTATCCGCAAGGGTGGGAGAGTAGGATTCTCTTCATCAGGTCTTGGTGACCTGCTTGAGGGTGGACGAGTTGACCCAAAAACCTATCTCATTGAAAGAATTGCAGACATTGTGCTTAATCCTTCACAAAACGTGTTTGGTACAGCAAGTAATAAGCGGGAATCGGTAAGTTCAAATACTGGCCGTCAACAGACAGAGTCTGTTGAAACAAACCTTCCAGATAAGGGGAACATCAGAATGTCAGAGAGCGTAACCATCTCTAAGTTAGAAGAAAAGCGTTTTAGAAAGGACATTGAAACTTTCCTAAATGACGCTGAAAAGATCTCAGATCCACAAAAGAAGCTTGCCGAAATGGAAGATCTTCTTTCCATGTTTAATAATGGAGCAGCTCCTGAACTAAGAGAGGCTGTAGAGAAGAAAATTGAAGGTCAGAAAGCCAAGATTTCTTCAATGCTCTCAGAAGCTGGACAAGTAGAAAAAGACTTTGGAGTTGAAAATACTCAAAAGCTCAAAGAAGGAGTTTCTCTCCTGGCCGCTGAAGTTCAAGTTGCTGCTCAAGAAGCCAAAGATTGGGAAAAGATTGCCAATGTGCTCTCAGAGTCACTTAAGAAAGCCAAGGCCAAGCTTGCAACCACTCCTTCAGCCAATTACGCTGCCTCACTAGCCGACAAGATTCAATATCTTCAAGGCGCTCTTAAAGAACGAGACAAGCAAGTTTCCACTCTTAAAGAAAGATCACACAAGATTCTTTCAAATGGCGCTTCAAAGCTAACTGAAGCCTCAGAACAACATGATAGCATTTCCACTCAGCTTGAAGAAGCCAATGCGCATGTTACCAGACTAGAGAAGAGAAACAAGATTCTTTCAGACATGGTTGTTTCACGTAATGCCGCAATTAAAGAAATGAAAGCTATGTTTAACAAGAAGATTGATGAAGTAAAAGTTGAGAAGAAAGCTCCACTGGTTCCTACCGCCAAGGAAAGACTTGGTGAGATCTTGAACATTAATGAGAAATCAGACGTTGAATCCTATTGGACTGACCTAATTTCACGTCACGGCAGCTCAATTCTTCCTTACAAAGAAAGAATTCTTCGTTGCAGAACCATGAAAGAAGCTCAAGGCGTATATCTTAAGGTTCTTCCTTCACTCAATGAGGGCGCTGACTACTATGCCAGCCTAGGTGTTCCTGGTGGATCTGGCATTGGTATTAATGAAAGAGCTGCTCTACAAGAGAGCGTTGGTTTCGTAAAAGACATCAGTCCTGTTCTTTCAAGATTTCAAGAGCAAATTGATGTTGAAGCAAGCGACCGTTCATGGTCTTCAAAGCACAAGAAGTAATAGGAAAAAAACTAATGAAAATTACATCAAAAGATATTCTAGAAGCAGTTATTAACAAGACAATCTCTATTCAAGAGGCAAAGTTTCTTCTTGAATCCGGTGGTGTAGAAGTAAGATCCAAAAGTATTCTTTCAAAACATGGTGTCAAGCGAACATCCCAAGTTACAGAAAACTACAACGATCAATGGATGTCTGACGATAACTTTGCTCAAGAACCTGAAGACGATATGGATATGACCGTTGACCATGTTCGTAAACTAGTAACTGATAAGCTTGTAGATGAAGAAGGCTGGAGACATGAAGATGTTGAAGGCGTCTTAGATCAAATAGCTGATAGAGATTATATTCGACAAAGATTAGAAGGTGGAGAAGACGCTGTATCTTTAGCTAGAGAGTTTTTTGACAAGACAATCTCTATTCAAGAGGCAAAGCTTGGTAAATCAAAAATTACAATGAATGATATTAATCATGCATATGAATCAAAAATTATTACTTCTAAAGAAGCGCAACTTCTAGTAGAAGAATACGGTCAAAAAGATGGAATGTGTCCTGATTGTGGTTGCAAGCTAGAAGCGGATGGACACTGCGCAATGTGTGATAAACAATACTAAATATACTAATTAATTAAACAGAGAATGGAGACAGGTCGTTGGCCAGTCTCTTTATCTATTATACAATATGAATAAGTTGGGATGTTATATACCCGAAAAAGATCGATCTATATATCGAACAAAACAAGAATTTTTTAAGAAATTCGTTTATATACGAAAAACGTTAAGAAAAAAGAATATAGATTTTATTTCGGAGAAAAATAATGTCCCTAACCGCAACAATGCAGCGCAACGCTGCTGGTCCTGCTGTTGATAAGGCCTATCTCAATGAGAGATCCTATCGCGCAGACCGTCTTGTCGAGAAGTGGTCACGTATTCCTGAAGTTGGTGTAGGCCTCAAGAACCTTGACGAAGGCACCGCTCGCAATACCGCCATTTACTTGGAAAATCAGACTCGTATCATGAGTCGTTTGACTGAAGCTCAGCTTTCAAGCTCATTTCAAGGCTTTTCACCTGAAAACATGCTACGCCTAATTCGCTTGGTTTATACCAACGTAATTCGTCCCAAGCTATTTACTGAGTTTGCTATGGAGACGACCAAGGATAGCATCAAGTACATTCGCCCAGTTTACACCACTTCAACTGGTGGAACCGCTATCGATCGTACTTTTGGTGATTACAACCTCAACGGTACTCAGAAGCCCCAGAGCAGCGATTACCGCAAGGCCATGTATGAAACCTCAGAAAGCCGCTATGCCTCAGAGGTAGCCAATGCTCAGGTTATTGGTCGAACTGGTGGTGGTTACTACTTCAACTTTGGCGCTTTTACCGTTGATGCCAACGGCGCGGCTACTGCCACTGCCAATGGTGCATTTGCTCTTGGTTATATTGACGGTTATGCCGCAGTATTCGGAGTTGGTGGTGAACAAGATCCACTAGCCGTTCAGGACAAGATGACCAAGGCCTGGTTTGTAATTCCCGGAGCTGGCGTTACTGTAACTCAAGACAGTCCTACCCTATTCCATGTAACTGGTTATAGCGGTGGTACTCCTCTTGCTTATGGTCGCTACGACTCAGAAAGAGACCTCACTGGTACCAACCTTGGCGAAGTTGAACTCGTCATGGACGACTACCAATTCAATCCTCGTCCTTGGACACTTGGCGTGACCATGACTCAACTCACTCAGATCACCTTGGATACGTCCTTTGGTGTTTCTGGCGAAGAGTTGCTTCTTGACTACGCTGGCCAGGAAATTCGCCGTTCACTTGACTACTCTGCTGTTAAGGATGCTTACATTGCCGCTCTTGGTAATGGCACTGCCTATTACACTGAGTTTGATGCTGAAGCTGGCGCTGGTACCAATGACTCATACGGACACACTGCTCAGCTTGTTGGACAGGCCATCGAGAGAATCGGTGACAACATGTACAATGACATCAAACGTGGTGGCGTAACTCGTATCGTTGGTGGACCCAAGGCTGTTTCTTACCTCCGCCTCAACACTGGCTTCACCACCAAGGGTGCCCAGGAAAGAAACGGTGGTTACCAGGTTGGTGAACTTCAAGGAATTCCTCTATTCAAGGTTCCCTCTGATGTTATTCCTAACGACGAACTAGTAACTGTGTTCAAGAATCCCGAGAACGAGGCTGACGTAGGCATTGCTTACGGTGTATTGGTACCTTTCGTATCAACTGGCCTCATTCAACGTAAGAACTTCTACGCAGAAGCTGGGCTTGCGACCTACCAAGACAAAGCTGTTCTTAATAGCAAGTACTTTGGTCGTATCAAGATCACTTCAATCCGCTAATCAGATTTATGATTGCAAAAAAGGAGAGCTTCGGCTCTCCTTTTTTTATGTATATGAAATTTTGTCAAAGTAATTTTAATTTAAGTTCATACAAAATTAAATTATGACCAATCCTTCTATGAATATGCTTAGATTGATAATTTTACACTAACTAGGTATGAATCAACAAGATAAAACCAGATATCGCGCTTCACCCAAGTGGAAAGAGACAAGACGGCTAATTCTTATTGAATATGATTACACCTGCTACATCTGCCAGATCTCCAAGAGAGCTTCACAATCACGATACCTGCAAGTACATCACACTGTGCCAGCTTCATATGGTGATGAGCATCTTAGTGAGCTTGTGCTGCTCTGCAGCAGCTGTCATAAACATTTACTAGAGCGCATACTACGACGTAAAGAATTTGATATGCCAGGTTTTTTAAGGCGATTGGAAGAGATATATAATAGAACTAAAGATAGCAAAATCAAGATAAAGTCTTAAACGCTACTAATTACCATATCTATTATCTAGGAGATTATATATGCCCAGTACCGGGAGTATTTCAAAAGAAATTAAATTGGATTTAAGCCCAGAAGCACTACAAAACGGAAACATTTTGCCAGGTTTTCTTACTCCTCAACAAGTAATGACCTTAGGAGCTAATGCTGAAAAAGATGCAGATCCTAAAGTCAAAGGTTTAGCTAATCAAATAGCTCAAACAGTTCAAGAATCATTAAAACAAAGCAATAAGCTTTTAAAAAGTCTTTTAAAAGAAGGTAAGGTTCCTAAGAAAGAATCCTACATGATTCTTAAAGAGTATGCTATTCTCTATGAAGAGCTAAATCTTTTTATTGAAGGTGAAGGTTTTGATAACTTTTCCAATGGAGTTAAACAAGCAGCTGGTAAAGCGTATGCTGGAGCAGGTGCTGCATTAACAGCAGCTCAAAGAGGTATTGGTAAAGGAGTAGGCAAAGTAGCACAATTTGGATCTGATCATCCAGTGTTATCAAAAGTTCTAATGGCTGCTGCGGCAATTGGATTAGCTGCCGCTTTTGGTGGTAATCAGGCCGGAGCTTCTGAATTACTGGGAACGGTTACTCAACAGGCAACAGCTAATGGAGTATCTGGCACTGAAATTCATAGGATGTTTGCAACCGATGGGTCTGATATTCTTAGAATTCTTGTTGGTTATATGGGAGATCCTAGTCTACCAACCAATCCAAAATTGCACAATGCTCTTGGAAAAGTTATTCAAGACTATATTCAGGGTCATAGCCTTATAGTTCCAGTTCCTAGCGGTAACGAATTTCTTCCTATACCAAGTGATATACTTACTAATCCTAATTCTCTTAGAAAAGCAATTGATAATATAGAAAAATTCACAAGTTCAATTCCTGCGGGTGGTGGACATCTATCACTAATCAGTGTAGATAACCCAATTCCTTTTACTCCTGACGCGCTTGATGGCGTTGCTAGACAAGCAAGTGTAAATGTAGTAAAAAGTGTTGGTGATGTAAACATTCTTAAGTAATAATAATTAAATAAAAAAGGAGCCTCGCGGCTCCTTTTTTATTGCAAATATAAACTACTTTACAAGCGGTATAAGCTGCTTCTTTTGAGCAAGTAGGATATCAGCAGGTAAGCTAAAAAATCCCAGCTTATTGGTATATTTACCAGCGCTGTTCCTCCAGAATAAAAGATTAGTATGGCGAATATTAATTTAATGTTAAATCTGAATTTAAAATTAGTTAAACGCCTCTGGTTTCTTTATTTAAAAGATGAGTAAGCTTATCAGCGTACTTGTGGAGGTCATGATCTTCAATGGTCTTAAAAGGATGCTTATTAAACATTGAATAAACCAAAACTGAAAGACCTTCAACCCAACGATCCCAAGAGTTCATCTTGGAGATTTCACCGTGACTATCAATCCACTGAAGATCTCCAGCATGATTATAACCAAAGTTAGCTGGTGGAACATGTGGAACAATATCATTAAGATTTACATAACGTAGATAAGGAACATTAATGGCATTTAAAAATGCTGTATTTCCAAGACGTGGTTGTCCAAAGGTGATAAGCTGCGCTACTTGCAACCCCTCTTTCTCTAAAAGATAGGTGGTGTAAAGAGCAAGAGCTCCACCAAGACTGTGGCCTGTAACATAAATGTCTTTTCCAGAATTCTTATTGCACCAATCTTTTACTCCTTTCCATAACTTAAGAGATTCATTTCTAAAACCCTGATGAACAATTCCATCGCCTTCCTTAACTTTAATCACGTCAAGATCTGCAAACACGTCACTAACTTCTTCTACCTGCGTGCCACGAAATGCGATCACCACTTCAGTGTCACTAGCGGCTAGTTGACAGTTAGCACCATCAACATTGAGTTCTTTATACTTATCAAATCCTAAACTTTTGTAAACATCTTTTTGGCCATCGCTATAAGATGCTATAGAGATAATTGCAGCATCAACACTTTGACCTAACCGGGTTTTTCCTTTAAACATGAATAGCCTCCATTCATATTTAGTAGCTAAGCCAGTCATCTGTCTCTACTAACTAAAAGGAAGATCTCGGTATTAAGATCTCAAAAAAAGAGGAACCTTTTTAAGGTAAATAGGAGATGTTTATGGTTAAGAATAAGAAGGGTGGCAATAACCGCGTGGTTATTTCACCTCTAGGTCAGGGAGACTCATTTGTTCTTCCTAATGGTTGGTCAATCACTAAAGTGTATGCTGAATCAAACAGTTATTTAGGCCATACAGTACGTGTTGCTATTGGAACCAATGCACCCATTGAGGCTGTTGGTAGAACATCCATCTGGTGGAGAGCCAATGATAATGACAATATGTATTTTGGTGGAGTAGCTCTTGCTGACTATGATGTATATGTTACCAATCTAGATTACGGCAGAGCAGTAGCTCATAAGGTTTATGATCTTTTTGGACCAGAAGGCGATGCACAAGCACGATTTGAACTTCTTCAAAATGGTTGGGAAGTTACCGGTATTACTGATATTTACAGTCATGCAGCGTCCATTCATTGGAAGGGATCACCTCGCAAGTATGATGATACTCCTGGCTTTGATACTGATGACAATGTTGGCTTGGGATGGAGTGAGACCTCAGAAGTAGAAGGTGACTATTCAGATAACGTACTTTATCGCTATTCCTACAGTGCTGGCTATGTTGGTGAAGCCGAAGATATGACCGCCGACCACCTAGACTCTTGGGGAAGCAACCTTGGTGCTTATGACGAGTATACCACTGATGGTAGAATGTGCTATGTATCTTCTGATCTACTTGGTGTTGGTAGAATGGCATTGTATGTTGAAATTCAGAAGATGAACTAAGGATAAAGGAGAAAAAACATTATGGCAGTAACATTTGAAGACGCAGTTGATAAGGATCCTGCAGTAACAGGCTGGGTAAATCCCAAGGCCGCGGTTAAGAAGGCAGTAAAAGATCCCGCTTTTGTAGAAGTAAAAAGCCTGGATGAAATGCTTGCAAAAGTAGCCGCTGACAGAGCCGCTGCTGAAGCAGCCGCAGCCAAGAAATAATATCTTGGCTTAAAGCCAAAAAGGAGCCGTAAGGCTCCTTTTTTATTGTACAATTTTTTCTTTAAGAAATTGTCGATAAGCCTTATTCATAAAGGGCTTAAGATCTTCTTCATACTTTTCTTGAATGCCAGCAAGCGCTGCTCGTTCTTCATCTGATAAGTAATTCATAGCAACGCCATTAAGATGCTTATCTGTTTCATTAAGCACCATAAGTGAATAGCTTTTCTTTTCACCCATAGCCTTAAGATATGTAAAATCTTTGGTTTTCATATTTCTACCTCTATGGTAGAATATAACCTACTTCTTCTTGGGTTGTTGAATTTCTATAACAGAACCTTTCTTTATTAAAAGATTGCCATTAATAACAACATTATCCTTTATCTGCTCTTTTCTCTCAGCCACATATAAGGGGTGCTGAGGAGCGTCTTCTAGATCTAATAGCCCTAAAATTCCATCTCGTGTCATAGCCATAACTTTATTCTCCATGTATCTAAAATAACCAGCTATTGTGGCTTTGTAAAAAAATAATTTAGATAACTATTGTAGTTAGTTACCGGTTACTAATTACTTATGCCAAGAAACATTCAATCCAGATTAGGCTCAAAATTAGATAGACTCAAAAGAAAACTGATTGATAACTCAATTTCATTGGCTGGTAATACTCTTGATTTTATGCGAATATCGGCCAAATACACAAAACAGGGAGACCTGGAATCAAGAACCATTGATGATATAGGTCTTATTGAAGTGGTTATGCCACCAATGATTGATATTCCCATGCGTAGAGTTATTAATACAGAAGGAACTCTAAGCCTTGATTCTCTTGATCCTTTTAACATGTTTCCTTTTGAGTGTTATACTCTTAATAAATATAATATTGATAAGGACGATCTGCTGATTCGTGTACTAAAAGATCCTGAAGTAGACAGACCGTATGTAATGATTCTTCAAGTTCTTGAAACATTTATAACCATAGGCACAAATTATGCGCTTTGGAGAAAGTTTAATTGCGCATACTACAACAATACTCTTCCTCAAGAGATCTTGGAATTGGTGTCAGACGCTCAATTACGAAGGACGGAACTTGGATGGTAAAGCTAAATGAATTTGTTGCTCATGTTCCTGGTCACAAGAATTCAGCGGGCGAATCTGCTCCTTGGGTGGTCAAATCGCATGAAACAGGCAAGATAATCTCAAGTCATACCTCAAAAGCCGCTGCAGAAGCTCATTTAACTCAGATGCGTTACTATGGAAGCAAGAAAGAGAATAAAATAAAAGAACTTGTTGGGTCTACTGAATTTAATCCGGATTTTGTTAAAGATCTAGATCCTGAAATAACATTTGACAATCTTGATGAACTTTTAATTCCAGGAAAAACCAATGTACGCTTATTAAAAAATATACTGGTGCATTTACCTGAAGATGATCCTTTAGGTATTGACTATCAGGTGGATTTTCATGTTGATATTGATCAGGATCCTGACATAGCCATACTAGAAATAATTTTTTACGCTATCAGTAGAAGATCAGGAAGTCCCTATACTCAAGTGTTACCAGATTATGTAACAAATAGCAAAGATGAAAGCATTAAAAAACTTAGAACCAAAAGAATGTTTCAAATTTTTTCTTATGTTTTCAATGAAGCGCATAACATAGTAAATAAGTATTCAAAAATAAGAATGGTTTCTTTCTCTGCAAAATCATCAGAGGGTTATAGATCTTCTATTTATCAAAGATTTGCCAAATCTTTTGGTGGTGAAGTAAAAACTCGCCTTGAAGGCGGATTTGTTGAGTTTGAAATCTATCTTCCCGAACCTGAAAAAAAGGACATAAAAAGCTTTTTGGAGTTCTATTTTAAAGAGGATGGTGAAGGCGGAATTGGTGGTGGAGCAATAAATGCGTCCACTGGTGGAATTGGATCAGCTCAAGCAGAAGCTCCAGAGAATGCACTTAAAACGGTTACTTTAAATAGGAAAAATAAAAATGAAACTGAGTTATAGATATAAAGAATACGCTACCAATGATGAGATTAATTATAATGGAAATACTGTTACGGTGGGAGAAGATGACATATACGTGGATTTTATAATATCAAACTTTAATCAATTTTATTCAAAAGTCTTAGACTACTTTGGTGTTAAACTATCAGGAAAACTTGAAGAAAGATATATTATCCCAACAGATGATATTTTATCTTACGTAAAACACATATTTGTGTTTGATAAAAAATATCTTAAAGACCCAAATAGTCCAATACAATTTAAAAATAGGTCTATTTCAATATATCGTTCACAATTCAATGTGTATGAGGATATTTTGTATTTTACTAGAGATATAAATTTTAACAATATAAAAAAAGATAACCCATTATGGAGCGATATTAGAGCATTCTTTAAAATTCTTGAAGATTAATTTATTCTACCGGTTATATCTTCTTTAAAGGAATTTTAATGAGAACAAGAGGCGGAATAGCAGATCAAAGTGAATATGATATTCAAGACCGCGAAGCAGCTTTCTTAGAGTATGTTCAACAAAAACTAGCTGAAATTCGTAAATATTCGCAGCTAGGAAAAGACGGAATGCTTACCTTCTTTGATCTGAATCGAGCTCTTATGGAATACCAGAACACCAATCTTACTCTTATTGCCATGCATTCTATTGCACGTAATGAGTTTAAACGCTCTGAAGAAGAGTATGAAGACTGGTACGCAGATAAGTATATTCAGGTTAGAGAAATAGAAAATCCTAAATCAGTGTCACCGGGAAAATGGGCTTCACAAAAAGAAATAGAATATATTGTGCGTACCAAATTTTCTGAGGAATTTAAACAAAAAAAGCATGAGCTCAATATGAAAGAAGCTCAGATTTCCTTCTTAAGACGATTAACTGAATCATGGGGACAACAGAATTTTATACTAAGCAATCTTTCAAAAAATTTGCAATCAGAAGTTGCAGGTTTGGGAATATCCAAGGACTGATAATGACATCTACTATTCAAAATTTATTTTTTAATTATATATCATTCTCTATGAAACAAGATAAAATTTCTAAATTAAAAGTTCAAAATAATGTAAAGTTAGACTCTAAACAGCTTCTTAAATTTGAAAATACTCTTTTTCTTCCCTCTAAAATAGAAAAAAATATTATTTTTTTTGAAAACAAAAAGTTAGATATTAAAAAAGGATCTAAATCAGAATCTTATACTATAAGCATAAAAATAGAATTTAATAAAGACAATCCTTGGTTATCCAGTGTTAGTGATATTAAAGATAATAGTAAAGTTATACCTGATAGAGGTGAAATAGCTTTTCTATACACATTTATAGTTGCAAAATTTTACAATAAAATTATACTAAATAAGATATGAGTGATACTTTGTCTACAATATTTATTGACTCAAAAAAAGCGGCTAAAATCGCAAACTTTGACGTCTTTGGAATACTAGATTTACTTGAAGTATCTTATCAAGATGATAGCAATGTCTCATTAAAGATAAAATCTCTATTATGCATGAAAGAAGAATGGTCTCCTTGCATAAATTATAGTGATAAGATTCAAATGACCGAAGATGAAATGATACGCTATCTTAAAAATGATCGCCACGTAAGTGGAATTATTTGGATTCCTATTAAAAATACCTATAATGAAGTATTAAGTCTTCTTAATAGTAAAAAAATACGCAGTATTGTCATCAATGAAGAACTAAGTCAACAAGTGCACTCTGCTGACATTAAGAATGTAAACTCTATTTTACAAGAACTAGGAAAATCCATATGAGTATAAAACAGGTTGTCAATAGAATTGATCAAGATGTAGCTTATGCCTTTAAAAAAATAAATGAAATGGATTATAAGAAAATTCTTAAAAGTGGCATTCTTTTAGAAGATCTAGAAGATAAAGAATTAGGAACCCGAGCTTATTCTTTAAGAGATAAAGAAAGAGCTATATATATGTTAAATCAAATGAAAATTTGGATGAGCTTGGTTAAAAAGTATCCATCACTGGATAATGATCAGTCAGAGTTTATAAAGTTTGCCTCCTGGTACCCAGAATTCATTAATTCATTGGATAGATATCCTAATGAGAATGAAGGAGAAAACTGGTATCTGTCTAGTAAAGATAAACAATACTAATAAGAGTATATTAAAGGAGATTATTATATGAGTCCAGATTCTTATATTTCTAGTATTTGCCTATTTGGTGGAGGAATGTGGCGAGGTGGACCACGAGGCTGGATGGCTTGTGAAGGTCAATCCATGACCATCAAAGATCATGCTGCTCTTTATTCTATTATTGGCACCATGTATGGTGGAGATGGAACCGCCACTTTCAAACTTCCAGATCTGCGTGCAAAGGATGAGCATGGAACTCCTCAACCATGGGGACCGCATCCTGTTCAAATGATCTGCATTGAAGGAACATATCCAAGCTTCCCTTGATGTTTCTGTAAAAAACTCTTAGGGGTTTGCATCCCTAAGAGTACTAAATAATTGTTGGGTAGCGGCCGCTAGCAACAAAAACACAAGCTGCTTCGTATGAAGGGCTAAACTAAAACTTTTGGAGGTTCTATTATGAACGCCAGATTTGCTTCACTCTCTAATTGGGCTGATGAACTATTTGATTTATTTGAAGTTGCATCAAAGCCTATTACTTCTTACCATGTTTCTACTCTTCCCGCAGCTACAGTGAATACTTCATATACCACAACCACTAACTGGGGTGGGGTTGTTGGAGGAACTTCAGTTAATATGGGTGGATATGCATACAATTCACCAACAGTTGAATGGTACACTCCTGTCACAAACTATATTACAAGTCACGGTACTCCATGGGACAAAGTAAATGGCTTTCCTCCTTGCAAAATTGAGATACAAAAAGACACCAAGTCTTTACGCTTTACTTTTGCTCTGGCTGGGATTCAAAAAGATCTTGTAGATCTTGAATTTGATGAAGATCTTATGGTTCTTTCTATCAAGAAAGCTGAGAAAAAAGAGGACAAGAAAGATAGTAAGTGGGCAACTTTACGTAATACCATAAAAGAAAACGTGAGTGGAGAGTATAAGTATGAGATTCCACAAACACGTTTTAGTGTTGCTGATGCAGAAGCTCATTGGGAAGGCGATCTCTTGGTAGCAGAAATTCCTATGAAGGATGAAAAAGTACCAGTAAGGGTCAAGATTTCTAAATAATCATTAAGGGCAATAAACAACACTAGCTTATTGCCCTTTTTTCTAAAAAAAATAAAATCAGTGTTATATTCTCACTATCCTCAGGAGGGATTAATGAACTCATTTATAAAAATGCTACTTCTATCTTCGGTAGCACTTGCTCTATTTTCTTGTACTCCCAGTGAAGTGGCGTCAACTGGACCACGCGTGGCCTTTGTGTATATTGGACCACCAGGTGACGGTGGCTGGACCTATCAACACGACGAAGGTCGTAAGTATATGGAAGGAAAGCTTGGAATTAAGGCAGACACGGTTGAAAATGTTCCAGAGGGGTCTGATGCTGAACGTGTAATTGCAGACCTGGCCACCAATCATGATGTGGTGTTTACCACCAGTTTTGGTTACATGGATCCAACAGTCAATGTTGCCGCCAAGAATCCCAAAGTGGTTTTCTTGCATGCTACCGGATACAAGTCAACAGAGAATCTGGGAACCTATACCGGTAAGAACTGGGAAGCAAGTTATCTAGCAGGTATTGCGGCTGGAAGTGTTACCAAGAAGAATGTTCTAGGATATGTGGGTGCATACCCAATTCCAGAAGTGATTGCCAACGTCAATGCATTTACTCTGGGCGCGCAAAGTGTAAATCCCAAGGTAAAAGTTCTTGTGGTCTGGAGTAACACCTGGTTTGATCCAAGCACTGAAAAGCAAGCTGCTAATTCGCTGCTAGACAAGGGTGCTGACGTGCTTCTTGCCTATCAGGACAGTCCAGCCTCTGTGCTAGCCGCTAAGGAACGTGGGCTATTTGCTGGTGGAAACGATAGTGACATGAATCGCTATGCTCCAGATACCTATCTAACCAACGCAGTCTGGAACTGGGGTCCATATTACACACGAGTGGTAACTGCCGTTCGTGATAAGACCTGGAAGAGTGAACAGTATGTGGGTTCCATGGCAGATGGTCTTGTAAACCTGGCACCACTTGGTAAGAATGTTCCTCAATCTGTTAAGGATGCAGTAGCCAAGGTACACGATTCTCTGGAACAAGGAACTTTTGATCCTTACACCGGTCCACTTACTGATCAAGACGGAAAGGTACGAGTACCCGCAGGTTCAGTTCTACCACTTAACAATATTCTTTCAATTAACTGGTTTGTAAAGGGCGTTGAGGGAACCATTCCCAAGTAAGATTGCTACTAAATAGCATCATTTGCCTCCACAAAGTATCACGAAATGATACTTTGTGGAGGAAAGTGTGCAATTATTTTTTTACATTTGTTTTTAGTGTGGTTATATTAATACTACAAGGAGTCATTAAAATGACAAAAAAAAGAATTCTTAAAAACATGAAGAAAAGTGAAGATACAAACTGCTTCTTTGGAGTAGAGCGCAAGCAGCTAATGAACAGCTATGGTCTACCTACTCATTTTGATGAGCTTGTTCGCTCAGACAATCACGAAACCCTTTCAGTTGTTCGTCCTGCTTATAAGCTAACTGAGCATGGTACTGCAAACACTTTTGTGGATGATCTTCTTGCCGCAAATGAAATTAAGTTTGAAACTCGCAAGATGACAGTTGCTCGCAAAGGCTCACTCTTTCAGCGAGAAATTATTCTTCCAGAGATTAAGTTTGATGTCTCTGCAAAAGGCATTGATAGTAAAGCGCAGGATGATGGATATTCTCCACGTATTATTGTTCAAAATTCCTATGACCGCTCATCTTCCTTAACTTTCATCTTTGGCAATTATCGTTGGCTATGTGAAAATGGTAGTTCTGTTGGTCAGACTATAGAACTTCTACGCTTTCCTCATGTTAAAGAGCCTGACTATAATGAGATTGGAAAAATTCTTATGGAAGCTCTTGAAAAGAATTCAGCGGGCTTTGCTGCAAAAGCCAAGACACTTTCTGAAATCTATGGACAAAAGCTTAGCCCCACACTCAAGCTTCTTATGATGGAAGTGCTCTCCAAGAGACTGGCTAAAAAAGTGGTTGAACTTTCATCTGGTCTGGTTCATCTAGAGTATAACAAAGACGGTGATATTGTGGATGTTACTGCTGGAAAAGATGCTACAGCTTATATGTTGTTGCAATTGGCAACTGAGGCTGTAAGTCATCATGTTCCCAAGCTTTCCCAAAGAGTTTCTTGGGATCGCCGAGTCTCTTCAGTTTTTGGTTAAAATGAAACTCCTCTTAGACTAAAAAGTCTAAGAGGATGCTATGCTAGCAATTCCATCTTTTTAAAGCAAGTGCTTTGCGAGTTGGCTCACCATTGGGTTTCTTCATAGGACCTTTGACACCACCCATACGAGCACAAAAAGATTTTCTTCTTTTTGCAGCTTTGCTTCCAGGTTTTAATTTACTTGGTGGAGTTGTTACTGGCGCCTGTAAATGACTACCACTTTTCTTATTCTCTGCATCGCGACCTTTTTGAGTCAAGCCACCTTTAGAACTTTTGTGACCTTTGGCATCAACTGCATACTCTAATAGATCTTGATCAGGAACTTGTTCAAGCTCTTCCCAAATATATTCTGAATCTAGATCATATAATAGTGCTAGTTCTTCAACTACAGATTCAATTAGATCAAATTGTGATTGAGCTTCTTCCATTAGAAAGAACTGAGCTTCTTCAATAGAGAGTGTTTTGCTAATTAGAGCCTCTAAAATATCTTGTGATGTAATTTTTATAATACTCTCCTTAGGATTATTAGGAACACAATTAGGTACCTCACGTCCATCTTTGTCTTTCATACCAACCATGTGGTAATCATCCCAACATGGATCTTCTTTTTTTGTCATAATTTTTTTTTCACTAAGCATACTTTCAAATTTTAACATTCTCACCGCCTTTCTTGCATCTATATCTGCTCTTTTTTGAGCATTTGCCGCATCTCTGGCTTTCTTGACGTTTGCTTTATTGATGTCAATTTGCTGTATTTCATCAAAATTATTTTTAATTATACGAAATAATTCTAGCTTTAGGTCTTCATCATGTGAATCAATCATTTTGCTAAAGCTATCAAAATTGTCATTTAAAACGCACTGTCTAAGCGTTGTTCCACTTATTGTTTTTATAAAATCAGTATCACTGGCTGCGCTGCTTAATCTATCTCCTGCTTTTTCAAAAGTTAATGGGTCTAAATAGTATTCTTTTCCATTGTAAGATTTCACTATAGACTCATATTCGTCTTCTCCACCCTCAACTCTGTCTGATCCAGCAATAAATGTTACTCCAGTATAGCCCATTTCATATAGCTTTTTAGCGGCTAAAACCGGACTTGAGGCGTCCGGTTTATCATACACCTGTATAGACCAATTATTTTCTAAAACAATCTTTTGTAATAATTCTATTTTAAACTCAAATGGTATTGGGTTTCTCATTCTGTCTTTTGCATTTGAAGCTTTATTGGTTTTCCAATAAGAGGTGGTTGTAAATATCCAACCATCCGCATCTAAATCATTGGATAGATCATTTACTTTTTTAAAAACCACACTATGACCTTTTGTTGGTGGAGCAAATCTTCCAATACAGACCACAGCTAGATCTTTTGTTCTCATTTCAGACTCTCTTTATGATAAACTATTTCTAAATAATTAGTAATAAGATTGGCCAATGGTGAATAAAGACAGCTATATACTAATTATAAATAGACACGAGGTATCCCATGATAGAGAATAGACGCCAATTAGCATTTACAGGTTCACATACACACAAATCATATGATGGTCTTGCCGGGAACTCTCCTAATTCAGATCCTGCGGTTAGCACTGGGTATAACCTCATTTCAACAGATCGTTTTAGAAGATTGTCTCTCATCAATGATTCTGACAATACCCTTTATGTAGTGCTAAATGTGACTGTTCCAAGCGCCCCTATTGCCTACCTAACAATTCTTACTGGAGAAACTCTGGCTATTGATATGGATGGAACCGCTGTGTGGCTTAAATCAGACAACACTGGAGATACTTCTGCTTATAGACTCACTCTCTATGGCGTTGTTATTCCTGAAGTTTCATATGTTCCATTTCATTCAATTGAGATTCAATTTGATGGCAAGATTGATGATGGCACTGACATTCTTTATGATATTGCAAATGCTACAGGAGATCTTATGAGAGGAATGATTATTTCTACAATGGGAATTGATCCTGGAACCTATCTACAACACCCCAATAGCGATGGAACCTGGACCATAAGCCACCTACAATCTGGAAATATCAATACTACTATAACAGGAATTTATTATTAATGGCAGCAAATCTTCAGATATCCATAAATCGAGGAGAAACTTTCAAAAGAAAGTTTACCTATAAAGATTACGCTGAAGTTCCATTCAATATGACCGGATGGACCGGTGTAGGCCAAGTACGTATTAATCCAGAAGATAATAAGTTTTATACAATTAATGTGACATTTAATCCTGATCAGTCTGATGGAGTGTTCTATATTGGAATGAATTATGAGGTGTCTTTATCCATTCCTCAGGTATCACGAGATCCAACAGTTCCAGATATCTATGTTTATGACATTTTTTTAATTCATCCAGATCTTACAAGAGAAAAAATCCTTTTTGGTAAAGCGTTAATTTATCCTTCAATAACAAAAGGGGTTTAAGTGTCCACAAACCTAATCTATGCTGAAAATCCTGACACCATTCTCACAGTTGATAATGCAAATTTAGATACTCAACTTACTCCAACTATAGTAATAACTCACACCATTAAAGATGAAGGTGGAGTAGGACCTCAAGGACCAGGTGTTCCCGCTGGAGGAGTGTCTGGAGATGTTCTTGTTAAAATAGACTCTACAAACTACCACACTCAATGGGTAGCTCCTTCATATAATTATGTTCAGACTTTACCAAGCACAACCTGGACAATAGCTCATAATCTAGGAAGAAAACCAATAGTGATGACTTACACCGCCGGCGGTGTAAGTCTTCTTGGCACAGTTACTAATTTAAGTAATAACGTTTTAGTTATATCATTTTCAGCTCCTGTAGCTGGAACAGCACGGCTTATCTAAAGGAAGGACATATATATGGCTACATCACACACTGGAACTTATGTTTATACCGACTTTGACTTTAATGGCGTCAGTAGGATTATCAATATTCCTGATGCAACTGAAGATCAATCACCAGTAACATTAGCTCAATTCAATTCATTTTCTGAAGGACTTGCCTGGAAGGACAATGTCAGAGTAGCATCTCAAGGTAACATTACACTATCCTCTCCTGGTGCAACCATCAATGGCATTACCATGGCTCAAGATGACAGAGTTCTGGTAAAAGCTCAAGATGATGCCAAGACCAACGGCATTTACATTTGGAACTCTGCTAGCACCCCCATGGTTCGTTCATCAGACATGAATTCCAGTTTGGAATTTAACAATGCAGTTATTACTGTTGATGAAGGATCTTCAGCTGGAGTGTCTTTTAGACAAACTACAGTAAAGCCTGTCTTAGGTGATGATGATATCGTATTCTCTATTTTTGGAACAGGAACTCCTACAGCTTCAGAAACCACAGGTGGTACAGTAGAGCTTGCTACACAGGTTGAAGTTAACATTGGAACAGACCCTGGTAGAGTAATTACTCCTGCAACACTAACCGCCTGGACTGGACAGATCAAAAAGTACTCAGTACCCATTGGTGACACTTCTGCCACATCATTTACTGTTAATCACGGTCTAGGAACAAGAGACGTAACAGTCTCAGTGTACAGAAACAGTGGAAATTATGATCAAGTTCTTGTAGATGTACAGCATACTGATCTCAATAACATCACAGTTAAGTTTGCAACAGGAAATGCTCCTGGAACCGATGCTTTCCAGGTTGTTGTTATGGGACAGATTGATGATAGAGGCTTAACCTAAGATTCTTTAGTATTTACTAAATAAGGTAGTAGAACTCTATTAAGGATCTAAAATGGAAATATTAGGACCAGCTCCGACAACTCCTCATGGAATTCCAGATAAAGCGTATGTAGACACTGGAATTCCTCAATGGTCTAATGTCATAACCTATGAGCAATATGCTGTTACAAACTCTGCAGGCACTCTTTACTATTCAATAAACGCGGCTAATTTAAATCATGATCCTGTTGCAGATACAAGTCATACTTATTGGGCTCTTATTGTATCATCTACTGGAGGATCTGATCCATCTGATCCTATTCCACAATGGTCTTCAACAGTTACATACAGTCGATACGCCATTACAAATGTCGCAGGTATTCTTTATTATTCAGTAAATGCAGCGAATTTAAATCATGATCCTGTTGCAGATACTAGTCATACTTATTGGGCTCCTCTTAATGAATCAGTCACATCACAGTTAGCAAATACTGTATTTGCAGCGCCAGATGGGTCTGATGGCGTTCCATCATTTAGATCTCTTGTTGTTAATGACATTCCAACAGCAGATATTACAAGCGTAGGCGGAGGATATAATGCTCTTACCATAAATGGGACTGGTGGGTTGTTTCTTATAGCTGGAAGTGACACAATTAATTCTGGAACATTATTTAAAACAACTGCAGAAGATTATTCACTTGCTTTAAGCGGAACCCAAAAATTGGTCTATGATGGTCCATTTTATGCTACCACATTTAATGGTGTTTCTGTTCATAATGTTCCTGGATTAGGGCCAAGTAATATTGGAATTGGTGAAGGTACTTTGACTAATACCGGAGAATTTAGTGATCAAATTGCTATTGGCCAGAATGCAATGCAAGTCTCATTTGGTATCGGAAATGTTGCTATAGGTAGCGGTTCTATGTATTCTTTAAACTCTGGTAGTTTCAATGTTTCAATTGGACTAAGTTCAGGGTTTAGCATATACGATGGAAATGATAATACTCTCATTGGCAATAAAGCTGGATACACAATAACTTCTGGTTCACAAAACATAGTTATTGGATCTACTCCAAGCACAATTAGTGAACCAACCTCCTATATTTCAGATGGAAGTAACAACATAGTAATTGGTTTTAATGCAAAGCCATCTGATACAAGTGTTTCTAACGAAATAACACTAGGTAACTCAAGTTCAGAAGTTGTTAGATTTGGTACAAGTACTGTATGGAACAATGGAGTACTCACATCTACAGCTTTAACTGGAACCGCCCCATTGGCTATAACCAGCACAACTGTAGTTGATAACTTAAATGCAGATTTGTTAGACGGATACAACACCTCTACCTCAGCATCTAGTGGCACCATTCCTGTACAAGGTAATGCTACTACTTTTACAACCATTGAGTCAACAAACACAACGGATAACACATTAGGCACTGTTGCCTCTGGCGCTGTTCAGATTGCTGGTGGTGTTGGTATAGCCAAGAACCTGACAGTGGGCACAGGTTTACAGTTGAATGCCAACGCCAACTTGACAATGTCTTCTGGTACTGGATATTTTTACCAGGATTATACAGGAACTGATAACGATGCTTTTTCCATAACCGCTAGCTCATTAACCACAGCATCTGCAATAGCTATTTATAATACAGATGCTTTAACTTCAGGTAGAGGACTTGATATAGTATCATATAGCACAAATAGAATAACCGGATCCAGCTTGGCTTCATTTTATGAAGGCGGAGCTAACGATTCACCTGACGTTACAGCATATGGAATATCTTCATTCATGGGTAAGACTGGAACAAATAACACAAACGTTGCAGCTTATCTGGAAGCCCGAGAAGGTACCAGAAATTATTCACTATTTTCATCCCTTGGTCTAATCTATCAAAACGATGCAACTAATAACACTCTTGGAACAGTGGATACTGGTTCTATTATCACTACGGGTGGTGTTGGTATATATAAAAACTTAACCGTTGGTGGATCATTGAATCTTGTTATAGGAAGTCTAGCTGCAAGTGCAGGTAACTTGTTCAGGACATCTGCACCTCCGGCTCCCACAGGAACTGATAAGCTGGTCTATGATGGAAACTTTTATGCTACTAACGCTTTTGCAAAAACATTTACATCATCAATAGCGACCGGAACTGCGCCATTAACTGTTACTAGTACTACTAAAGTAGACAATCTTAATGCAGATCTGTTAGATGGATACAATACCTCAACATCCGCATCAAGCGGCACCATTCCGGTTCAAGGCAATCCAACAACTTTTACAACCATTGCCTCATCAATCTCTACTGGAACCGCGCCACTAACAGTGCTAAGCACCACAAAAGTAGACAATTTAAATGCAGATTTACTTGATGGATATAATACTTCAACCTCTGCTTCAAGTGGAACGATTCCAGTTCAAGGATATCCAACAACTTTTACCACAATAGCTTCCTCAATAGCCACGGGAACCGCTCCATTAACCGTACTTAGTACTACTAAAGTTGATAATCTTAATGCGGATTTGCTTGACGGGTATAATACATCAACTTCAGCCCTTTCAGGCTACATTCCCGTGCAAGGTAATGCCACAACTTTTACCACAATAGCTTCTACAGATGCAACTGATAACACTCTTGGCACTGCGGCTTCTGGTGCGGTTCAAATCACGGGTGGAGCCGGAATAGCTAAAAACTTAACAGTTGGTGGATCACTGAATCTCGTTGCAGGAAGTCTAACCGTAAGTGCAGGCAATCTGTTCAAGACGTCTGGAACACCAGCACCCACAGGAACTGATAAGCTTGTTTATGATGGCAACTTTTATGCTACCAATGCTTTTGCAAAAACGTTCACATCTTCAATTGCAACCGGAACTGCTCCTTTTTCAGTATCAAGTACAACCAAGGTTACAAACCTTAACGTGGATTTGCTAGACGGTGCTCATCTGGATACAGATGGCACACTGGCCGCAAACTCAGATACTGCAATTCCTACTCAAAAAGCGGTTAAAACCTATGCTGACAATATTGCTGCTGGCCTAGACCTAAAAGCGTCCGTGATTGCAGCGTCTCATCCGGGTGACAATGTGGGAACAGGCGCTACCGCTCTTACCATAACCGGAGTTGCAAGCCCACTGGTTCTTGATGGCATAACCATATCTCTTAATGATCGGGTACTCATCAAAGATCAGTCAACCACAAAGAGCTCAATTGCTGCAGCAGCTCAAAATGGTATTTATTATCTTTCAACCGTGGGTACCGGGTCAAATGGTGTACTGACACGAACCGCAGATGCAGACAATACTCCAGGCGTTGAAGTTACCACAGGTATGTATGTTTTCGTAGAAACTGGAACTCAAAGTGGCCAAGGATGGATTCTGGCTGGAGTTAGTGGAGCAGTTACCCTGGGAACCACTGCTCTTAATTTTACTCAGTTCTCAGTTGCTAATAAAACTGCTCTAGATTTGCAATCAAATGCTACCACGGGTACCATGAGAATAACTGGACCAGCAGCTGAATCTACACGAATCAAGACCGTAAGAGACGCAGATGATACACTACTTGAAGCGGGTGGTAGTTATACACCATCGGGTACCTGGACGAGTCTTAAACTCAATGAAAACGTTGCACTGACCACAACCTCTACCAAGCTCAATTATCTGACAAGTGCAACCGGAACCACAGGAACCACTTCAACCAATATTGTTTTCAGTGACACACCAACCATATCAACCCCTACAATAGCACAAATTAATGGTTCTACTTCTGTTTCAGGTACCCTTCTTCTTCAGTCTTCATCAAATGCAACTAAAGGTGTAGTAACAATAACCGGTAGTGGGGTGACCCTAAGCCATTTAACTACAGCAGGGGTAATTCTTACTTCGGCTTCTGGGGTTACCAGCAGTGTTGGTATTCTTACCAGTGTAAATGGTGGCACAGGTAACGGATTTACCAAATTCAGTGGACCCACAACCGCAGAACGAACAAAAACACTTAGTGATGCTAATGATACAATTCTTGAGTTGGCTGGTAGCTATACTCCTACTGGAACATGGACAAGCCTTAAGTTAAATGAGAATGTAGCGTTAACAACAACATCAACTAAACTTAACTATCTTACGAGTGCCACAGGAACTACGGGTACTTCCTCAACCAATATTGTGTTCAGCACTTCCCCAACACTAACAACACCTATCCTTGGTGTTGCTTCTGCTACATCTATTAACAAGATGAGTATTACTGCGCCAGCAACTGGCTCAACTCTTGCTGTTGCCGATGGTAAAACTTTTACTGTTAATAATACCATCACCCTTTCTGGTACTGATTCTACTACAATTACTCTACCATCTACAACTGGTACTGTTGCGCTAAATAATCAAACATTCTATCTTGGTACAACTTCAATTGCTATCAATAGGTCTTCTGCTTCACAGTCATTAACTGGTATTACCAGTATAGATGGTTCAGCTACAACCCTTACTACTGCCCGTGCAATTTATGGTAATAACTTTGATGGTTCTGCATCTCTTACTCAAATTATCGCATCTACGTATGGTGGTACTGGTAACGGATTTACAAAGTTTACAGGACCTACAACAACAGAAAAAACAAAAACTCTAAGTGATGCAACTGATACCATTTTAGAGTTGGCTGGTTCATATACTCCAACAGGTACTTGGACAAGCTTAAAATTGAATGAAAACGTAGCATTAACAACAACATCCACAAAATTAAACTATCTTACCAGCGCCAGTGGAACTACAGGAACCAATACAACCAGTATTGTTTTCAGTACATCTCCTGCACTTACAACCCCAACTATAGTAACAAGTATTACCTCTTTCTCACACGCCAGCGCATCATTGGGAACCCCAGGACTGGGTTGGAGTAATTTATATTTGGGAACTGGCGGAGTAATTACCTGGGGAGATGCATTCACTCCAAACGTACAACTTGCTCATTCAACTGGAATTCTAACCTTGAGTGGAACACTGGCTCTGGGATCAAACAACCTAACAATGACAGGATCACTAGGAGCAACCGGATCTGGAAAGCTAACCAAGGGCTGGTTTACCGACCTGGAAATTACAAACCTGCCATCTATCAATGGCACTGCAATTACTACCACGGCCACCAAGCTCAACTATCTAACAAACGCAGGTGGAACAACGGGAACAAACACCACCAATATTGTATTCAGCACTTCTCCAACGCTTACCACTCCAACCATAACAACTTCAATTACTGCACCACTGCTTATAGGCGGAACTACAACTACCTCTACACTGATACTCAGGTCAACTTCCGGTGTAGGAACAACGGGTGCTGATATAATATTCCAGACAGGCAACAACGGTTCTATTGAAGGAATGAGATTGCTGAATAATGGTAATCTTTCCCTTGGGGTTGCTGGAGCATCTTTTACTTTGACGGCTGGTACTGCTACTACTGGGTCAGGTACCTTCTTTAAGACTACAGCCACACCAGCACCCGCTGGAACTGACAAAACAGTTTATGATGGTAACTTCTACGCCACAAACCTTTTCGGAGGTACTTTAACATCCACAGTTGCAACCGGAACAGCCCCATTCTCAGTAACAAGCACCACAAAAGTCACAAATCTTAATGCTGATCAGGTGGATGGAGCAAGTGTTTCTACTGATGGAACGTTTTCCACCAATAGTGATACATTAATTCCTTCAGAAAAAGCAGTTAAGACCTATGTTGATAAGGGTGTTCCTGCTTGGGATGCCGCAATTAGCTATGCTTCTGGGGCAGTAATTCAAAAAGTGGGTATTCTTTATCGCTCCGTTGGCGGTAGTAACCTAAACCATGATCCTGCTGCAGATATTTCAAACACCTATTGGGCTCTGGCCGGTGGAAGTGGCGCTCCTACATTTATTGTAGGTGCAAGCACTGTTTCTGCCAATAGCGTGGTTTATATTACATCTGCAGGACTGGCTCAATCAGCAGACTATGGAAATGAAACAACTGCCACCTCAATAGGAATTGCAACTAACACGGCTACTTCTGGTCAAACAGTTGTTGTTCAAACCTCTGGGTTGCTTAAGAGTTTTTCAACTGGTAAAACTCCTGGAACTCCAGTATTTTTAGGAGCATCTGGCGCTGTCATAGTGGATCCCAATACAATTCCGGTAAATAGTTATCGTCTTCTTATTGGATACATGGTAAGTGCTACAGATCTTGTGATATCAATTGGTGAACCGGTTCGTATTTCACTCTCCTCTCCAGTAAATGTTGGACTTGGTACAATATCTCTATGGCCTGCATCCACTATTGCATCAACTTCAGTAATATCGAGTCTTCCTGCTAACCTTCTTCAAATGAATGGAGCCTCTCTCTTAAGAGCTAATTATTCTGATCTGTTCAGCATGATTGGCACCACTTATGGAAGTGTTGATAGTACTCACTTTAATCTACCTTCATGGCAAAATCCTACAAACTCTTCTGGCTATGTAACCAGCTTTTGGGTAATTCAAGCTTATCCAGATAGCATGATAGTTTACTCTACAGGAACTGTTTCAACACTAAACTTACAATCTAACGCAACCTCAGGAGTTATGCAAGTGGTTGGGCCTGCAGCTTCATCCACCAGAATTAAAACAATAAGAGATGCCAATGATACCATTTTGGAATTGGCTGGTGATTACACCCCAAGCGGTACTTGGACAAGCCTTAAACTTAATGAAAACGTAGCATTAACCACCACTTCTACCAAGATAAACTATTTAACAAGCGCAACCGGAACCACCGGAACCGCGTCTACCAATATTGTATTCAGTGGTTCTCCTACTTTTACAGGAACCCCTTCTCTTCCAACCGGTACTACTGCTACAACTCAATCGGCAAACGACAATTCGACCAAATTGGCAACAACTGCTTATGCAAACGCCATTCTCCCAATTGGAACTATTATTGCTTTTGACGCCAACAGAACTGCTGGATCATCTGGAGGCGGTACTGGTGGGTGGACAGACAATGTAACCCTAGTTGGTTGGTATGCTTGTGTATCTGCAAATTCGATTTGGGGTTGCCCTGATCTTTCAGGAAACTCTTATCTATCTGGAAAAGTAGTAGCTGGTTCTGGAACTACTTTTGGTTCAAACAGTTACAGTTTAAGTGTTGCTCAACTACCTTCACACAACCATACAGGAACAACTGATTCTACAGGTATAAGCCATAACCATGGTGGACCAACTGATTCTACAAATACAGACCATACCCATGGAGGAACAACCGCCTCAAGTACTGCAAACCTTCAAATAGCTAATGGAACTCCCGGAGGTAATGGTTATAACGCTTTATATGTTGCTGCAGGATCTAATAACTATGGAGGAAATAATAGTACCCATACTCACACGTTCACAACTAATGGTCAAAATTCTAATACTTCACATAGTCACACGTTCACAACTAGTACTGTTAATCCTGCACATACTCATACTTTTACAACTGCTAATACGGGATCTGGAACTGCAATAGATAGTAGACCAGCATCATATAGTATAATTTGGATTCGCAAATGCTCATAATAGGAGAAGAAAAATGAAAATTATTTTGCTTAATGACAAAATGATTCTACGAGAAAAAACACGACAAATAGATAGGTTCAACAATATGTTTTCGGCCTCATTTTCTGTTGAACCAGCATTTGGTGTTATTTTTGATTCTGAACTACAATCATTAATGATTTCTGTTGACATACTTATTTTAGGTAAAGAAAATCCTGATTTATGGGATTTGGTAAAAAACTCAAGCCAACAAGAAATGGTTGATATATTGTACAAATATCTTATGGGGCCAAATAATCTTTATCTTGCTTATATTAAGCATTATGATTATTTGAAAAATCCTAAAATTGAAACAGTTCAAGCCACTGATGTGTCTGGTAATATAATTCCAAACGGCAGTACTTATGAAGTTCAACAACCATCTGGTTTTGAAGATAAAATTGCAATTGCAATTGATGAAGGGTTTCAAAATTCAGGGTTGTCTATATTTCAACTTTTTTATGCAACAAATATCAAAACAATCTCATTGGTTGATATCTGATACTTGTATTAAAAAGTTTACCTAACTACTATTTAATCCAAGAGAGGTTATAAAAATGTATGATATAAGAGTTTCTAAATTTTATTTGAAAAAAATTCAAAAGTGTTATAATGAATCTTCAACAATAAATAAAGATATAGTTACTATTCATGAAGATCCTGCGGTCTCTAAAGAAGTAGGAGCTATCATAATGATAAAAGATGATACCAATACCATTAAAGAATGGGGTTTTCGTGGAGTTAAAATGATGATGGGCTTTATTAAACTAGGATATTTTCCTAATTTAAAAAAGTGCCCGCTTATTCATAAGCAGTGTATTGGAATAAAATGCTCTTTGTTTATAGTCCATAAAGGTGTAGGAGATTGTTCTTTTATTTGGAGTGCAATTAATTCATTAAAGACTAACTAATAGGTATTAAAAGAGAGAATATAATGGCACTATATAGAGACTTTCCAGGCAACTATGCAACCTCATTTACTAACACAGCTGGTGGAAATGCAGCTTTACCCTCTAATAAGCTGTTTATTGGCAGCACGGCTGATGATGCATCAGGTGCCCTGTTGCAGGTAACTGGAGGGGTTACAGTAACTGGGTTATTGACACAAACTTTCACTGGAACTACTACAAATGCCCTCTCAATAACAGCAAACTCTTTAACAAGTGGAAACGCTTTTTATACCAGTACAAGTTCTACTGCAAGAACAGTAACTGCCCCTTCAACAACCACCGCCAGCAACTCTTTGGTAGCCGCTATTTCAAATGGGGCAAATGCTACAAAAAGTGCCTATTCTATTGGATATTACGCTCATATTGCTAATACAGGCAACACCCCACTTAACTACAGCTTCTATAGTAGTAATGGTCTATTATATCAAGCTGATACTACAGATAATACACTAGGAACAGTGGCTTCAGGTTCTATTCAAACCGCTGGCGGTGTTGGTATAGCTAAAAACCTGACAGTAGGTACAGGACTTACTCTTAATGCAGATGCCAACTTAAGAATGACTTCTGGTACTGGATATTTTCAACAAGTATATGTAAATAGCTCAGCTACTGCAGCAGCATATCAGGCTAATACTATATCAAGCACTAGAAGTGGGGCTGTTAATTCTGTTTCAGCAGATTATAACTATGCACTAACTGTTACAGCTAGTAGAACCTCTGCGGTCTCAGCTCTCGCTTTGTATGATTATGGAGTGAATGCATATGTGACTGGTCAGGCTATTGCTAGCCAAAATGTTTATGGGGGTCAGTTTAGCGGATACATTCCTTCTTCTACATTAGGTACAATATACGGCGGTCTTTTTAGTAGCTCGGGTGGAGCTACTTCATATGGTATTTACTCTACTGCATCTGGTGGAACAACCAATTATAGCTTCTATGGTGGTGCGGGTACTTTATATAATGCTGGTAACGTTCTTATTGGGACGACGACTGACGATACGAGTAATAGACTTCAAGTGGTTGCCAGTGGTAAAGACAAGGCCAGATTCTCCAATTCTGATTATGTAGCTGGGACTACTGGTACACTCCTTCAACTGGGACAAAGCGTCTCCACTGGGAATGGTGTATCTGTAATCTCTTCATTCGTCAATGGCGGGGGAATGGTTGGACCATTAGCACTTAATCAAGGCGGTGGTAACGTCCTGATTGGGACTACCGCCAGTAATACTGCTCTTGTTGCTATTGATGGTGGTGGTGCTGCAACGCTTTCCAACTCCACAGGTTTTTTTCAAATAGGAAATTCTGCTGGAAATAATATAGTTGTGGATTACAACAAGATTCAATCAAGGAATAATGCATCTTCTAATGTTCTTTTGGTAAATCCTCTTGGCGGAAACGTCCTGATTGGGACTGCTACAGATAACGTGGGAAAACTGCAAGTATTTGGTACAGGAACCACAAATGCTTACTATGCAAACGGAGACGCCGCTGGTTCAACTTTATATCTTCAAGACTCAAGTGCTTCAACAAATTCTGGAGGTTCAATACTTTTTGGTTCTGCTTTTGGAGTAAGTGCTCAAATAAAAATGCTTCTTCAAAACGGAACCGGTCCAGCAGGAGACCTCATATATTCTACTAGGAGTAGTTCAGGCAACGTAGTAGAGAGAATGAGAATCACTAGCACTGGTAACGTTCAGGTCGGCGGGCCTATAAACCCAACATCAGAAGTGTGGTTTAACCCAACAGGTGCTTCAAAAGCAATAAGTTGGGGTGGGGTAACAGCAGGGGGACTAAATGGTACATACTCTAGAATTTATGACGCTGGAAACCTAACAATTGCTACAGATGATACTGTGGAGTTCAGACATATTACCGCAGCAACAGGAGCCGTTGGCAACGTGGTTGCCAGTTTTAACCTAACTGATACAACGGGTTCTTTTACCGCCACATCTAAAAGCTTTGATATAAGAGACCCTAGACAAGAAGATGAAGATGTAAGACTTGTACATGGGTCTCTAGAGGGCCCAGAGTTTGGAGTATATTATCGAGGAAAAAGTAAACTTGTTGATGGAGTTACAATAATTAATTTGCCTGATTATTTTGAATCTTTGGTAGACTTAGAAAATAGAACTGTTATCTTGACACCAGTATTTGTGTCTGATGAGACAATAAGTCAATTAGCTTCATCTGAAGTAGTGAATGGACAGTTTACTGTTAAATGTACAGATAACAATAACCTATCTCAATCTTTTTTTTGGGAGGCTAAGGCATTTAGAAAAGATATCCCACCTCTTGAAGTAGAAAAAATAAGAGTACCAAAAGTACGAACTTAAGATTAATTAACGTCAATACCTTTTAACAAAAAAGTACTTACAAATACTGGTCCCGGTGTATCTGACATGACACTTTCATATGTCTAACTTTGCATAACAGAAGAAAAATACGATAAGACTATTAAATACTAATTAGCTATGGCAATAAACTTCTTTGATCAAAGCATACCATTCTGGAATACAAATACCACATATGCTCAATACGAAATAGTAAGCTATTTGGGTATAATTTACTCGTCAAAATCCAGTCAGGCCGGTAATAATCCAGCCTCTGATATAACAAATACCTACTGGGCTTTAGCAGGTGGCGGTGGAGTTCCTAATGGTTTGGTAGGCACCACCACTGTTTCAGCCATGAAAGTGGTGTATGCAACCTCTACCGGAACAATTCAGCATGCTGATTATAGCACAGAATTAACCACAACTGCCATAGGTATTTCTACTTATGGTAATACCACTGGTCTGACTGTGGCCTATCAACCCTCAGGTCTTTTAAAGTCTTTCTCTACTGGAATGACTCCGGGTCTTCCGCTTTTCTTGGGCGCAAGCGGAGCAGTTATCACTGATCCTACAACCATTCCTATTGGCTATTATCGTGTTATGATTGGATACGCCATAAACGCTACTGATATCATGATAAACCTTTCAGAGCCAGTACAAGTGTTGGCAAATAACGTGGTAAAGGTTGGACTAGGACGAGTTACTCAATGGCCTATTACCACAGCCTCTCTTCCGTCTAACATGATTCCTCTGGATGGTCGAGCAATTAGCATGACGTTTTATGCAGACTTATACGCTCTTTGGGGTACCACCTATGGCACTGGAGACGGTACTTCCACATTCAATGTGATTGATTGGACCTCTCTTAATGTTAAGGACAGCACTGGAACAACCGTTGGTTATTGGGTAGTGCAGGCTTTTCCTGATACTGTTATTGTGAACCCCACAGCAGTTGCATCAGCAACCTCTTATATTCCCAACGGAGATTTTGAGAATTCCACCACCGGCTGGGCAACCTATTATAACGGCTCAGCCACGGCCTCACCAAATGGTACTATAACCGGTACTGCCACCAATCTTAACTTTGCAAGAAATACCACCACTCCGCTATTTGGAACAGGTGATTTTAAACTCAATCAGACTGGCACCTCAAAAGGCGCAGGTTTAACCTATGATTTCACTCTGGATCCTGGGCTTTTTGGTCAGGTAATGTCACTAAGTTTTTATTATAAGACCATTGATGTAAGTGGAACAGCCTATGTGGATAGTGATTTTTCAGTATTTTTATATGATATAACAAACTCGTCTTTTATTCCCCTTTCTACGAGCGGTATTTCAAGAAGTACCAGTGCTAGTAAGTTTTATTCAAGTTGGTTTCCTAGTACCTCAACACGTTACAGAATATTTATTCATCAAACATCAACCACCACTGGAGTTTATTCTCTAGAGGTGGACAGAGTTGATGTATCTCCTCAGACCACCCCCAATGCGGCGGCGGTGGGGGGATGGAATACTTATACTCCTAGCATTGTTGACTCTGGTGGAACTTCTGTTTTATCAGCTTCTCCAAATGTTAATGTTGGGTACTGGAGGCGTGTTGGGTCTAACATGGAAGTTAGATTCGCATATTATCATCAAACTACTGTTGGAACACTTGGTGCGGCTGGAAATTATAGAATTAAGATTCCATCTGGTTACACAATAGATTCTTCATTTACCAGTGGTAGTGGTAATAGTGCTGTTGCTGTTGGAGTAGCATCCGGAGACCTTGGTGGAGGAACATTAACTAATTTTACCTTAGGATTAGAACCAAGCTATAATGGTGTTAGGGCTGGTAATTTAACTGGCACTCAATTTGCTAGTGGTGGCAATTTCCAAATGAACACCGCATATCTTTCAATAAATGGTTCGTTTACCGTCCCCATCGCCCAGTGGACGACCAACATTAACCTTGCAACTGATTTTCGTGAATACGCTTGGAACTCATCTGCTACAACTGCCAATGATACAACAAGTTTTTCAAATGGAGTAGGCGGAGTTCTACTTCAATCTTTTGCACCAACGCTGTTGGTTGCAGTTACAAAATATGTTCAGTTCACTAGACCGATACAAATCACTGATGACTTGATTCTTGAAGTTGATACATCTTCTGGTGGTTGGGTAGACGCAAGAAACTTAGGCTATGGTTTTCAAGAAAATGATGCTGGCACAACCTATTATGGTTTTACTCTTAGTCAGATTTCCACCACTCAAGTCTCTGTAAACTTTTACTCAAAAGCCAATAAAAGCACAGCATGGTCAACACTAACTGCTAGAAAATGGCGTGTCCGCAAGGTGTCCAATGGGAACATGGCTGAGGTGCCGCCGGTGGTTCATGCATTTGCCTTTGGAAATACTGGACAATCAATTCCTAACAATACTGTGACAAATGTAAACTATTCCACTAAGGTAGAAGATACGCATTCTGCACTTAGTTTAAGTGGTGGAGTGTTTACAGCCCCCATTTCTGGTCTATATCAAGTTGTGCATAAAGTTGTTTGGTATGCTCCTTCAGTAACATTTACAGACGTTCGACATATTGTTTACGTGTCCGGTACGGCGAAAGATATGAATTTAACTACCTTTACGGCATCTGCAAGTGGATACCAAACTACGTCAATTACCTCGCTTCTCAGGGTTCTTGCAGGGCAGACAATTACTGCTACAGTATACCAAATATCAACAGCGGCAAGAACACTTCAAAACGACACGTCAAATCAATTTACTTCAATTGATGTCACAAGGATCGGCTCATGAGCATTGAACTGGTAGAAACTTCACTTGGTGAGATGATGGCATTTTGGCAATTAAAAATATTAAAAGAAAAGGAATTAATTAAATGTATATTGAGAATACAAGTTCATTTAAGAACCGAATAATAAATGGTGACTTCCGCATCTGGCAGAGAGGTACTAGCGTAGCGGGTACCGCTACGACTCAATCCACAAAGCTATACCAACCCGATAGATTTTTTGTAATCTACGCTGGTCTTACTTCTACTACTGCAATTACTCTTGCCAAATCGAGCATGACAATAAACTCAATTTCAAAAATATCAGCAAGAGCAACAAAAAGTGCAATTGCTGGTAGCGTCCTGACGGGTGGGAACTTTATGCAAGGTCTTTCCTATATCCTTGAGGACTATGATTCTTTTTCACTTAATGGTCAGAAAGTAACCCTGTCTTTTTGGTTTAATGCCACGGTAGCAGGAACGTATTCAATTGCAATAAGAAACAGTGCCAATACAAACTGTTTGGTGACCACCTTTACTGTCTCGGCTTCTACTCCTACAAAGATATTCAAGACTTTTACAGTACCCTCTACGTTTACTACCAGTACGCCAACAGGGGCTTCTGGGCTTGAAATAAATATTGGCTCATATGCGGGAACCGCAGGTACATATGCTACCTCCACTTTAGACTCTTTCGCTTCAGGAAACTTCATCGCCTCTACAACTACTACCAACTGGTTGGCCAATGCTACAGCGGACTTCATAGAAATAGCTCAAGTACAACTAGAACAGGGTGATACAGCAACAGACTTTGAGTCACGACCATATCAGGTGGAGTTAGCTCTGTGTCAGAGGTACTATGAGCAAGCCTTATTAGCAGACTCTTCAGGTGGTGGTATATATGGAGTTTGTAAAATAATTGTAGCAATGACAACAGCTGCTCTTCCCGGGCTTCAATGGAGAGTTCAAAAAAGAGTAACTCCTACTACAGTAATATTATATAGTAGAAATAATACTGCTAATGCTGTATCTTCAGTGAACACCGGGGGAGACATAACTGGAGTTACTATGTCTAATATAAGTGCTTTTGGTTGTCAAACTATTGGTTCATCACCTGCTGGGTTTACTACTGGATTAGCATATGAAGTATATTACACTTGTAATGCTGACTTCTAATAGAAAAGGACTAATATAATATGGCTAACCTATTCAATCAGTATCCACCACCACAGTCAGTAACCAGTTCCACAAGTAGTTCATCTTCAACCGGAGTTAACTATCTTACTAACGGGCTATTTGAGACTGACATCAGTGGATACGCCAAGTATACTGACACAGCTCAATCAACTCCGGTCACTGGAGCTGGTACGTTTACTGGTAGCAATCTTACCATAGCGCGTAATACCACATCTCCGCTATTCAGTACCGGAGACATGTTGATCTCCAAGACCGCAGTGGGATCGCTGCTGGGATTTGGTGTAAGCTATGACTTTACTCTGGACAGCGGTATTACCAGTCAGATAATGAGTATTGAGCTATTTAGTAAACTACAAAGTGGTACTTATACAGACGGTGAGCTAGGTGTGTTTCTTTATGACAAGACCAACGCTGCGTTTATTCCGCTAAGCATGCAGAATATAACTGCCACCACCAGTGGTAGTAATCGCTTTTATGCGTCCTTTTTTCCCAGCACCAGTACCTCTTATAGACTCATCTTTCATAATACCATTGCCAATACAACCACCTCTTGGGCAGTACAGGTTGACAGAATCATAATTGCTCCTCAGACCACACCCAATGCGGCGGCGGTGGGGGGATGGACGGCTTATACGCCTAGTTGGACTTCTTCTGGGACACAACCGGCAATCGGCAATGGTACTATTGTTGGTCAATACCGACGAATTGGACAAAACATATCTTGTCGAATTGCACTTACGACAGGATCAAGTACAACCTATGGAACAGGAGACTATCTGTTTTCCTTGCCTAGCGGATTAACCATTGATACATCGTTCCAAGCCGTCGGTGATGACTTTGAAACAATTTCGTCAGCCAGCCTTTTGCAGTCTGCTACTACAAGATTTTTGGGCACTGTTAAAGCAAGAACCACAACAACGGTTATCGTACAAACACCGACAACGACATCAACCGTTGCTGTTGCGCCTGTTGCAAATAACGTTCCACTAGGCCCAACATCTCCTGCCACGTGGACGGGTGCGGGCAACCAGTTCAACTTGGAGTTCTCCGTCCCCATCGCCCAGTGGACCACCAACATCAACTTGGCGACGGATTTTACGGAGTATGCTTACAATACAGATACGACCACAACCGCAGGGGCAACGGCAACAACTGGTTCTGTAAGTGGTAGGGATGGGGCAAACTTTATTGCAATAGACAGTGTTACCGTTGCGTCTCAGACAATTAAGGAAGTGGTGTTTTCCAGAGCAATTCAAGACACTGACAAAATCCTAATCGAGCTAAGAGACCCTACCAGTGGTAGGTGGGTAATACCCTCTGACATTGATTGGGCGAATAGGTCTGCCAATAGTGCGATCTACGGTATAGACGTGTTTCCTCATCCCACAGATTCTTTCCGAGCAAGAGTACGTTTTGGTAACGCAGGAAGGACTGCGTATAATGGGGCTTACGGCGCAACAAACTCTCAGGCCTGGTCTGGTGTAACAACTTGGAAATGGCGTGTCCGCAAGGTGTCCAATGGGAACATGGCTGAGACTCCTCCGGTGGTGAGGGCTGAGTATACTGTTAGTCCTACTGCCGCAATTGTTCCAACATCTAGCTTAACATTGCTTACAGGTGCCTCTTCAACTGTTGTAAAAGTTGAAGATACAAACTCTATGGTATCCACATCTGGCACTATTACAGTCACTATACCAATAAGCGGTGTTTACCTATTTGATTTATCTTTCCAAGCAACTGTTGCATCAAGCACATCAGGATCATTTTATGTAACACTTTACAAAGCCGCTTCTTACTACAGAACAATTTTTGTTTCACCAATTGGAAATACTATTGGATGTGAAGGTGGTGGATCTACTACAATGAGATGTTTAGCTGGTGATTCAATAACATTTGCACAAAAAGCTGTAAATAACACTTCTGGAAACTTTGCGGCATACAGAATTACTTCGGCAAGGATCGGCTCATGAGTATTGAACTGGCTATAACGAT